CAACATCGACAGCATCAGCCACCTGTTTGGCTATACGATTAACATCAGCAAATCGAAACCGACGAATTCGGAATTCATCGCGATGGTTGCTGACAAGCTGAGAATTGAGCATAAGGTGTCCTGAAAGCCCGCTGGATCAACGTTTTCAGACGATGACTAGAACGATTGTTCGCGTAAACTTATCGGCCGTTGGTCGCGAGATTCCGATAAACTATGCGGACGTTGTTCCGGTAAACTGTCCGAATCTCCGCGCAATTTTAACGTAAACTTATCGGTCATTTAGCTGATAAACATAATAGCGCATATAATGAAATAACACAAACGCATGTCTCTTCGGAGGCGTGCGTTATTTTTTTTTGCGTAAATTGTGCGAACATCCGGTTGAGGTTGTCAATCTTATTATAAAGCGAATCAGAAAGGAGACGATACATGAACGCGAAGGAAAAAGTCTTTAGCCAGATAGATGATCTGATTGATGCAGGTGTTAATGTAGCACGGATTTCGAAGGAATTACCTGCGCGGGAATACGATGCTCTACGTCATCAAAGCAAACGAGCGTTCGGCGGATATTGGGACGCTTTGCGTGAGTACGGAATCGAAAGCTGCGCAGGAAGACCCCTTGATGTTGAGTTGTACCGCTGTTTTGAGATAGCGGAAAACTACATCGTAAAAGAAACATTCGACGCCAAGCATATTAAGTCCCTTTACGACTTGGATGACTTAGCCTTCCGTAGATTAACAGAAAAACACAGGAGGGAAACGGAAATTGACGCGCTAGATGATTTTTATCGAGAGCAGTTTCCTTTTGACCACCTACCTGACGGTGTATTACGACGAAGATTTCCGCAAGTATATGGTTATATACGGAAGCATTACGTAACTTACGGCGCTTACCTAAAAGCGTATCGGTTGTCGTATGAATTCGCGCTCAATCGCAATTACGGTGGGAGGAGGTCAATCGGTAGTGGCTTAGACTTCGAGCGAAAGCTTGCGGAACTGTTACCTTGTCTATACACCGAGGTTAAGTATCATTTAAAAATAGGTGACTGTATACCGGATTTTATCGTCAACGGAACGCAGTGGATCGACGCTAAACTTAGCGCATGGACGATATACGATACGCGGTCACGTACGTTAGAGAAATACGCAAGTCACACCGACAGTCTAACCGTGTACTACGCGCTCGGCAAACGTGACCCATTTACGCATAGGTTTGCGAGAGTACTTCATGTATCAACGTTATACAACGCGCTAAGTCGTGTAGGAAGGCGCGATTTAATCGAAGACATGGAGGCGTTCATATCTACCCTGGAACCACGAAAGGAGGACGCAGCATAATGTCGGAAACTCAACGCCTCATCAGCGTCGAATCCCAAACGGAATACTCCGTCACATCCGGCGCAACTGAAACGCGAATCTTCGTTAAGATGTACGTCGACGCCGCCAAAGCCGGACTCATTGCGGACATGGGCGCACAGAACTGGACGACGCTTTGCGTAATCGCTTCGTTTATGGATGCGGCCGGCAACTGTTATCCAACGCAGGAGCAAATAGCGCGGTTCCTCGGAGTCAACCGGACGACGGCGAATAAGTACGTTCGCAGGCTTACGGAGTACCGCTGGAATGGGCGTCCAGTTATCCGCGCAATAAAAGATAGAGCGCCGAAGGGGACGTGGCAGAATACGCGCTATACGGTGCTGCCGATCAGTCAGCTTGCGATATTTGATGCGGAGCCGGCGGCGTTGGAGAGTGGGTAAGGCGGGCGTTCAACGTGAACATGCGTCTAAGGCAACCGTGTCTGCAAACCTCAACACGGTAGGTCCCGACTTGGTAGACGTCACACTAACTATAACCACCTTTAACAAGAGCCACTAAGAACTAGATATAACATTACCACTCAGTTGATTTTGCTTCGCAAACTAAACTTCGCGGGACGAATTAGATAAGAACATATTTATCCGCGCGGTAGATGATACGGAGCCAAAGGCGACGGCGAGTATGAACGAAGTGAATCGCGAGCATATACGCACTTATAAAAGAATCGGAGGAATCACGTTATGTCAAACCGCAAACTCACGAAATTTCCTGTCATTGCCGAAGACGGCACGAGGTATCGCGTTATGATTAAACGTTGCGAGGACGGCGGTAAGCACGTTTTCGTCAGACTGTTCGTACGACGTAGGCTTTTCGGATTTGCTTCGGTAGCTTACGGTAAATTTTACGATGGCTACGGAGTATATGACGCCGACAATCCGGACTACATCTCAATTTCGCGGAGAGTGTGCGGAGACTATACGAACGACATTCTGCCGCGGATAGAACGCAAGTCCGCCGCCATCGACGCATTCCGAGCGTGGGACGGTCGCCTATGACGCGCTCAGACCGCAGACTCACCGCAATCCTCATCGCTTATCTCCTTGCTATCACCGTAATAATCGCGTGGATTTACGTCGATTACGCGTCGCTCGTCACAAATATGCCGGAGGTGTTTCCACATGTTAAACAACGTTAAAATCACGCAAAATTACGCACTCAAAACGGACGCGCACAACTTCATCGTCCTGCAGCGCAAACTAGTAGACCCTACGAAGGCGCCCGGATATAAAGCGGTTGAAGGCGCGGAGCCCCCGCCGATACGCGAACGTTGGGATGAGATCGGGTATTACCCGCTGACAACCGCCGGCCTGACTGCGCTTATCGATAGCGTGAGGATACGAACGGCCGCGGAGTTTGACGTAACGAACCTGACGGAACTTGGCGCAGCGATCCGCGAAACGACGGCGGTGATACTTACGGCTGTTAACGCTGGCTTATCGCCTGAGTTTACCGTTAAATTAGGCGCGTAGGGGTAGGCGGAGGGTATTCGGTAGAGTGCGGAGGAAAGGCGCTAATATCACGGTTAAATTACGGGAGGGATGGCTATATGAAACGAGAAGAAATCATCGCAAAGTGGGACGGAATGTCAGCACGTGAGAGGGACGCGTGGATCGAGCGGGAAATCTTTGGCGGAGTTGCGTTCGGCAACTTTCGAGAGGTTAACGAAGTGCGCGTTTTGATACCGTACTATACGACCGTAATCCCCGACGCTTGGCCTATATTCGAACGCCATCCTTACATTGAAGTTGCGCGTATCCCCGGGCGAAAGACTACGTACGGTGTTCGCATAAATGGAATTGACGGTAGCGCGCGCGTAATAGTACAGAAATCTACGTTTCCAGAAGCGATCGGACTCGCGGCCATCATCGCGAAATTAGCAACGGAGGAGTGACGCCATGTTCGCAGATTTCCGCAAAGCATTCGCGCCGACACCGGAAGAAATTAAACGCGCACAGGATATCATCACGAGGATCGAACGTGAGGAAACCGAGTATCTCCGCAGCCTCGGATTCAACGATACTGACATCGAAATTATCCGCGCAATCGAATCGGAAGAAACGCAGCACCTATGCGGATTCCAATCGTATTCGAGTCGGACCGATCTAATTAGAAGCGGAATAATTACGGTAGGTGACGTAAGGAACGATATAACACGGAGGATTAACGCAAATGAACCAATCTAACAACGCACCAACATTCGAAACAATCGACGATATCATCGAATATTATCGCAAACAAAACGGAGGAGATGACGCGAATGAGTAACGTAGTGAGACCGACTATTCCCGCAGAGGTTGCGGATGCGATCGAGGCGTTGCGCAGTGATACGTTTAAATATACGAACGAGAACATATTGGACTTACTTGGTAACGGTCTAACTACGGACCCGACAGTAAAGGCGCTATGTTCCATTCCGTTCGACACGTTACTGGCCGCGCTGGTTAACGGGTATACGCGGGAGATGTCGGAGGAAGAGAAGCGGGCGGAGTTGGAACGGGAACTTACGGACGCTTATCTCAAACATCGAGGCGGAATCGGACACTATAATACCCACGAGGAGGATGACGCGTTTGCTGACGGGATTGAGTACGCGCTTGATATGGCCGGCGTCAAAATCGAAGGAGTGAACGCTTAAAATGCGGAATCCGGAGCAATATCGAGCAATACTAAGGTCCATATGCTCAGATCCGGAAAAGAAATGACGGAATAGGACCAGATACGGTTGAATATGCCCGAATATGACGTTTTACCAAAATACGCTAGTCCACTTATACTACGGAGGTGTCAACGAGATGACAACGGAAATTAAGCGGGATTTACACGCGGATCTTGCGCTATGCGAATCTGTCCGCGGAGTGTACTACGATGAGGGCGGAGGTTATCGAGCAGATTATCCAGACGAGGGATGTCCGCGGCATTATTTCGAGGAGGCTGATGAGGGTTGGTCGGAAGCATTGCGCAGGGCGATCGCGGCTGAGGCGGAGGTTGAACGGTTACGCGCGGTACTCGCTCAGATCGCGACATACGGCGGAATTGACATGCGTGGGTCCACTTGCGCACAGACGGCAAAGGACGCGCTGGATTCGACGCCGCCCGTATACGATGACGTAACGGAGTCTCACCGCTGGCTCAGGGCGCTAGTCTCCGCGCCGGATGACGGAAGGATTCAACAAACGGGGCTGTCTAGCGGGACGGATTACGTTATCCAAGGAGCGCGGGAACATGTACGGAAACTTAATACGGAGGTGTCCGCCGATGCCACGCGCTAAGAAACCGCCGAAGCCGCAGATCACGTCCGAAATGCGCAAGGACTGGCGCAACCTTCCGCTAGACGAATGGAAAACGCCGACTGTCCACGCAATGGTTACCGATATCAACCGCGAGCAATTCGGAGTGGAGACGTATATTCCATTGCGCGGCTGGGCATTCGAACAAGGCGTAATCAAGCGGGCACTAACGCAATATGGTCCGTCAGCCCTACGCGAGACAATAACGCGAGCATTCCGTGAGTATAAACCTACGCCGCAGTATCCGCAATTGACGGCGGGATTTCTAATTGCGTATCTTCTCCCACGTATAATGCCGCAAGTTTTAGCGGAACAGGCGCGTGCATCGAAACAGGCGGAGTATTGCGGTGATAGTGCGGATAACAACGTATTTACAGACGATGAGATTATCGATTTATTTTAACGCGCCCACTATAAACGTACGAAAATCATCCGTAAATCAGGCGTAGAGTGTGCGTTAATCCGATTCAAATACGCTACAGTTAGGAGGAACGCAAATGTCCAACGCTAAAAACTGCATACTCGCGCAGCACTGTTCGCTAGCCGACTCCGCGCAATGTACGAAGCTCTGCGGATCGTATATCGCAACGCACGGATTAAATGGCGCAGGTGGACGTGTAGGCGCGGCAAACTTACCGTCGGGATATCTCGGCTTAACACTCGCCAATTCGCCCGCACGGACGGACCAGGCGTCGATATACCGCGCTTTGGATGCGTACGTCAAGACATTCGCACGCCAATTCGAAGATAATCCGGAGGAACCGATCAAATCGCTGTACTTTTATAGCGCGGGGCCCGGCACCGGTAAGACTACGACGGCGGCCGCACTCATCGGCGAATACATTACGCGACATTATATCGGATCAATCCAGCGCAACAGGCAAGCGTTGGATCGGCCAGCATATTTTCTCGATGTAAACGCGTGGCAAACGCTCTATACGGAGTTCAACCGACCCAAAGTACCGGACGACATTGCGGAGCCAGCAGCGCGCCAATATTACGCCCAAATGCAGCACGCTAAATCCGCCCCATTTGCGGTGCTTGACGATATAGGTGTGCGTGACGATACCGAGGGATTCCGCAGCGATTTACACAGCGTTATTAATTACCGTGTAACAAATGACTTAGTTACGGTATATACGAGCAACGTCGAGCTGAAAGACCTCGGCACGGTGTTACGCGAAACTACGCCGCGATTAATAGACCGGATTCGGGACCGCTGTATCGAACGAGAGTTTGTCGGAATTAGTCATCGCGGGTTAAAAAGAGCGTGAAAACGAAAAACGGCGAAAACGGGAGCATTCGGGAGTTGGACAATTACGCTGTTAACGCAATCGACACGGACTTCGACAAAATGCGACTTGACAATCTGATTGACAATCATATTTCGGACCACTTTTTACCTAAATCTGTCCAATTAATTACGTAAATTGGAATTGGTGTCGAACTATATTTTCCTTGTCAAGAGGGAAAATCGTCCTAAAACGGGATTTGACGATATCTATCATGGCGGTGTAAAACTGGAGGTGTATATACATGGCGGTTACAGGTCAACAGTTGCTATCTAAGTTAATTGACGAAGGCTCAACGCAGGCCCTCGCGAAGTATAACGTAAAGCGATCGGACTTCCCAACGCCGGCCGAACGCGAGGCTTACGATTTCATTGTTAAATACGCGTCAGAAAATGGCGGAGCTGCGCCATCTTACGCAACGTTCTCCGCAAACGTGAGAAACATAACACATATACCAGAGGTTACGGATTCGTTCGAGTACTTAGCGGGCGAGCTAAAGGATGCAACAGGTAAGCGCGAATTGGCCGCATTATTAAATAGTCCGGACCTGGAACGAGAATTCGGCGAAATGTCGACAGAATCTTTCATTAATAGGTTGACGGAGCGGACCAATGAGATTAAGATTAAAACACGAACAAGCGTTCCGAAGATTACGGATATTTCCACATCGGGCGAACAGTTTCTTATAGAGTACCGCGCACGTAAGTCCGGCACCTCGTTTAAGATTTGGCGGAGCAAATTCGAAACTGTTAACGAAGCGATCGGCGGCTACCTTTCCGGAAACATGTACGCATGGTACGGGCGGTCAGGCCGCGGTAAATCCGTTATCGTAATGGAGGAGGCGCTTGAATCTGCGTTCCAAGGCGCGGTCGTTCTACTGTGGATACTCGAAATGAGCACGTTCGAATGGATGGCGCGTGCTTACTCGTCTATCTCCGCGAGAGTCAGCGGTACAGTTGAGCGAATTGACGGCGTGGATTATACGGTCGGATTCGACAACAAGCGGATGCTGATGGGGAAATTGGATGACGCGTACGAACGCGGACTTGAACAGTTTGTCGCGGCGCTTAACGAAATCATTCCGGGCAAGATACTACTCCGCGCAACAGATAGCGAAGGATTTATCAACCGCGGCATAACGAATCTGGAATCGGACATTATCGAAGTGGATGCGGACGTTGTCGTAGTCGATCCGATATACTTGATGGATTTCGAAGCGAACACCTCGCGGACTGCTGGCGGTGACGTTGCGGAAACATCGAAGAAGCTGCGGCGGATGGCCGGACGGTTAAAGAGCGTTGTACACGTTGTTACGCAGGCGGACGAGGTTAAAGACGAAGAGAACGCGGAAGGTGAGCGCGAATTAGTTGCGCCTAAGCGTGCGGAAGTTAAGAAGACGAAGGCCATACTCGAAGACGCTACGAACCTACTCGGCGTAGATACGTTGAATAAGGAAGGGCGCGGAGCGGTATGGATCAAGAAGGGACGTAATGGCGGCGAAGACACCCGCGTTGAAATCGTATACCTGCCGAATTACGGAGTGGTGCGCGAGTTGGATACGCAGGTGCAGGCGGAACAGTTTGCGAGCGTGAGCGGTTTTTGATTACCGCTTATGCTTTGTCAGTTCTTCCCAATATGTAGTCAGTTGATACCGTGAAGTAGTTAGCGATGTTAAGTATAACAGTAACAGGAAAATCGCGGCGACCTTTCATGTATCCATTCAGTGTTGCAGGATGCATTTCCAAGAACTCAGCAAGCTGCTTTTGTTGGATGTTATCACGCTCTAGTAGGGATGTAATTCGCTGAGAAATGATTTCTGACGTCACCGTTTTTCCTCCTTGACAATATTCAAATCGAAGATTAGTATAGGTTTCAGGCCGATATTCATTTTGAATATTGGTTGATAAATAGAACTATACCACGTTTTGCATAAGTGAGCAATAGGAAGGGTGAACAGAACCTTGACTAATGTTATAAACGTTGACATGTTCTTAGCCGCAATCGGCGCGTACGACTGGCGCAATGTCCAACCGAATACTCGCGGTCGGTTAAACGCTTCATCACCGTTTGGCAACCGAGCAGATAAGACGCCATCATTCAGCGTAATTATCGATCCAGATTCGGCCGACTTTGGTTGCTGGCGTGACTCGGGCGCTAATGACCCGGAATGGGCTCGCGGAGGTCCCGTTAAGCTTTACGCGTTCCTTCGCAACATAACATACGAAGAGGCGCGCGAAGAGTTGACGACCGGCGATGTGAGCGAAGATGGTCCGCCTAAACTCCGGATTAAACTCGTACCGCCGGGTCCGCCACCTAAGCCGCAACCGATCGATGTGAGCGCGTATAAGTCCGTAGCGGTCCCGTATCTAACTGGACGCGGAATCGATCCGGAAGTGCAGCGCGCATTTAACTGCGGTTACGATAACGACAAGAACGCGGTAGTAATGCCATGGCACGCGCCAGACGGTACGATAATCAACGCAAAGTGGCGGGCGACATGGAGTAAGGCGTTCTGGTATGCGAAGGGCGGCGCACCTGTCCGTAACATGATATACGGGATACACCTCGTTTATGCGCGGAAAATCGAACGAGTTGTTATCGTTGAATCCGAAACGGACGCGTTATATCTGTGGAGCTGCGGAATACCTGCGGTTGCGGTCGGCGGATCTACGTTTACGGATAACCAGGCGGAGATGCTGCGGATGTCTCCCGTAAGTGAGCTCGTTCTGGGAACGGATAATGACGCGGCCGGCGAGAAGCTACGCGAAGAGATTGCGGCTAAGATGCGTGGATACTGCGAGTTGTATGACGTGAGGTGGTCGAATGGCGCGAAGGATGCGAACGAGGTCGGCGATGAGGAGTCGGTGAGGAATACGGTTGCTGGCGCTGTTAGACGAAATATATTCGTAAAGGCGCAACATAGTATCGACACGTATCGTCAAATAATGTAATATCAGGAAGTACGCAATAGTGCGTATATTTGCGGGTACGCGGAGGTTAGTCCGACGTACGCCGCTACATAATACAATCTCAATCAGTCAGGCTTCTCAGCTCTCCACTCATAAAGGTCAAAGGGATTATCAATCTTTAGGACAGCACAAATAAGCCTGGCCTTGTCTAACTTCATTATTCCTTTTTTCCAGCGTTCATTAATTAGTCCGTTTATATACTGAGGACTAAGACCTGTACGCCGTGACAGTTCAGCTTGAGACATACCTGCACGATCGAGTAAGTATTGGAGGCGGCAATCTCCGGGGTAGAGTCCCATAACTACTATGCCTCCAACGTGTTACAGATGGTACAAAAACATTTTAACATATTTTTCTTCAAAAAGTGTGCGAACGAGGATAGCAGGTTGTCAATTTAAGTATAAGGCCCGAGAGGAGAATGAGAATGAACATAACGAAACTAAATAGACTGGCGATTGCTTACAAACTAAATCCCAGTGATGATTCCTTCAGCGAACTGTACCACGAGGCAAAGCACATCTTCGACAAAGTTAATCGGGGAAGGTTAGTCCGAAGTGGTTGGGGAGATGAGAGTGATGCGGATGGAGTTTTCAACGCAGTCATACTTAAGCTAAGTAGGGAGCCCGACGTGCTGGACTTCACAAAAGCGATGTCCACTGCATTAAAAAACGCCACAATAAATTTTATAAAAAGTGCTAAGTCATACCGGAAAAGGAACGCGCTAACTATAGATATTACAAATCATGACGAGGATGCGCCAACATCCGACGTCGTGGATAACTACAACTTAGAAGAAGATGTCTTAAGCCAATTACGCAAAAAAGAAGACGACCAGCGCCAACTGATCGTCTCCCTGATTGACCCAGCTAAGGTCGACAACGATACAACGCTAATTGTATCGCAGTTTCCGCAACACGATTCCATCACGGCGCTCGCTAAAGCGCTAGGAATGCATCACGAGTTTGTTAAACGCAAGCTTCGAAAATTATCTCGCGGATACGACGCTAATCGTTTCGGAGATGTTAACGAATACCTAGCTGTTTAACCTTTAAAAGCACGGTCGGAGTTTCAGGCATGAAGCCCGACCTTTGCTCAAAAAGAGTATATCATACTTTCTTAACAATTAAACAATCCAGATACATTATGTATGTTGTAAATCATTGGTAACTTGTATAACTCACAATTAGCATGTTACCACGGTTGATAACGCTTGTCAACGCTATCTAACTATATTATACCCGGAGGTGGCCGCCTTGAAACGCGCCCTTGCTAATAATTTACGTTCGTCTAACACGGAAGTTTCACGTTTTCTTAATATTTCTCTCCCGCAATCTCGCCGCTACCCTGACGTTTGGTACAACGGTGCAGCCGCAGAGTACGAAGACTCCGCGGATTATATTGATGCGCGCACTTTGCGGAGAGGACGGGTGATTGCGTGAAAACTCCGCTGAGATGGTCCGCAACTTCGCACGCAATTAAGCGCGCCCGTGAACGGTTTAATGTCCGCGGCAGCGACGTACAAATCACCGAATGGCTTGCGCAGAAACTCGATGCCGCGTCATTTATCGGATGTATCCCGGATGACTCCGGCAAGATGCGCCGCGCATATACGTCAGGCAAAGTCGTTATCTTCGTAGCCATTGCGGATAACGCGGTAATCACCGTGCGGGAAGCGAGCGTCCAAAAAGAGTGGCGCGGGGTCATCGAAAGGCTGGCGGATAAGGAGCTGCGCAAGCACAAGCGGCGCGCCCTACAGGAAGAACGCAAGCTCCTCGAATTACGTACGCGGATGGAAACGGAAGTCTGCGAATTACGAGCATCGGCATTAGGTGCGCGATCGGAGGCGAAGCGTAACGCGTGCCATGCGAGAGTTAACGCGCTGACTATGCGGATAACAGAGGTTGAACGCGATATAAACCGCGTTAGACGCGATGTGTTGAAGGCGGCCGAAAGTTATGCCGCTGTAATTTGAACCGTATCATTTCCTATTTAAATAGCGCATGATTGCCGACACCTTCGTCGGCTGCGCGGTATTAACTGTGTAAACATCCGGTTAGTGCCGTGCAGCGGGCGTAGGAATTGCGACCCGAAAATAAACCGAAAAGGAACGTGATCGAATGTCGATGTTTACGAAAAAAGGTGCCGCCGCTGTTGCCAATGCTCAAGCCGATAAGGATACGCCAAGCTCCGCGCTTGTACCGTTCACTTCTGGCACAACTTACAAAGTCCGCGTAAAATCCGTTGAGGATTCCGTTGAGTACTTCGGCTTCGGAATGTTCGGTAAGGTCAATACGTTCGTACCGGAGAATCCCGCGACTCGTAACGACAAAGGTTACGTAACAGCGAATCCTTCCGTATGGGACCGTGCGGCTGACCTTTTGTATGCCGACGCGAAGAAAGCGAAGGATGGCGGAGATGAGTCTGGAGCGGAGGAAATCCGTAAGCAAGCGTACTTGTACAAAGGAAAACCGAAGTATCTCGTGGCCTTCGGCAACCTTGAAGATGGCGCGGATATTGTTATCGACTTGACACCGAAGCAGGCAGCCGGAGTATTCGCGGCAATCAAGAAGTACGAGAAGAAACTCGATCGTCTCGCGTTTGAGATTTCTAAGACCGGATCATCTACGAACACTGTCGTAAGCCTGTCGCCGATCCTCGATATGGACGAAGACCTGACGGAAAAAGAACGCGCCAATTTCGATAAGGCTGGCGAGACTCCGTTCGATTTCGAAACGTTCGAAACGTGCCTCTATGTCGCGAAGGAAGATGAACAGGTTAAGAATCTCGTAATCGCGGGCTTTGATATCGGACGCCTCGGACTCTCGATCGGCGCGAACGCTAACACCGCGCCAGCTCCTTCGGATAGCGACGCGCCTGAAATTCTCGAAGAAGAATTTCCGTTCTAAAACGCAACTTACAAGCCCGCAAAATAACGAAGAGGAGTGGTTTATATCGCACATGTAACGGAAATCACCGGAAAGTATTCGGAGCTGGCGGCGCGTCTTGCGCTGTTAGCTAACGGATGGACCGTACACAAGGCGGAGACGGACGAAGCTTACGATATCCTGGCGCGTGATCCGATTAACGGAGAATACGCTAAGATTCAGGTGAAGACGGTGCGCCAACGGATGGATCGCGGCGGCGACCTCGTAGTCTATGCACGGAAAGGTAACGGAACAACGTACGATTTATCCGATGCTGATTACGTAATTGGCGTTTGGGCGGTCGATGGCGAAATGCCGCGCGTGTTCATGTTCGAGAACCGCATGCTCGGCGAATACTGGGCGCGGGAAGCAACCGCTAGTGAGCGCTGGGTAGAGCTATCGTTGGCGTTGAATCGCGGACTGGTTGCGGCGGCATAACGTAAGTGAGCGAAGGTTTACGCAAGACCGGGCGGAGGTCCCAACGGACAGCCCACGAAAAGGGGAAACTCATTAATGGCGAAACTTAACGTGGTAATTCCGGCAGTAGAAGTAACGGTGGGCGACGTAACTTATCGCAAAGTTGACCGCAAGGCGCAGGTAGGCGATATTATCCGGTTCGACGACGCGCATCTTCCGAGCTACGTACGTGATGGAGCGTTCTACGTGGTAGAAGGCGTAAGCGACGGTGGTTATCCGTACATTACCGATGAAGACGGAGACAGATACGGAACCGCCGGAGATGATTTCGAAGTCTACGCGCCCATCTCCGAACAAGTTAGCGTAAACGCGTCCGACACTATCACGTTCGAAGGCGCAACCTGGCGCAAAGTCGACCGCGATGCCCGCGAAGGTGATGCGATTAAGTTTACACGCTTTGATGACGAAGAATACTCGGAAAATGCGACATTGGGCGAGATGTATATTGTCAGTAGAGTCGATACGAGCGGGGACGCGCAGATTTTTGACGAAGCTGGCGAGGAATATGACACTTGCGGAGACGATTTCGAAGTCTACGAGAAGGTTGCGGAGGAGAAAACGCCACAATATCGCGAGGTTAAACGGAAAGCTAACGTAGGTGAGCGGATTAAAGTTGTCGCTATCCATCCGCAATCGAGAAAGAAGGGTAGCGTCTTCGTCGGCGAAGAGTTTACGGTGAAAACGGTAGACTCGGTCGGAGATATCTGGTCAGTAGATGAGCGAGTATTTAACGGGCTTATCTCGCCGGACTTTGAAGGAGTTCGCGAATACGTCGTACTCGAACCGGTAACGAAGTCCGCGGAGCCTGCGAAACCTGAGCGCCTGGCCGTCGGGGATTATGCGCGAGTCGTTAACGTTACGTTTGCGATGAACAACGGAATGACTGGAGAAATCGTTGAGATTACGGAAGTTAACGAACACGACTTCGCAGCTCCTTATGGCATTAAGTTCGTTAAAAGCGGAGACCTGCGTTTAGCTCTGCCGCAACACGTAGTCCGCGCAACTGACGAAGAAGTGGCTGCCGCTAAACGCGCAGCTCTCAACGCGCAATTCAGCGTAGGTGATTACGTAAAACTTATTAGCGGAGCAGGCGAGTATTTGCGCAACGGATTCAGTAACGGAGATGTATGCACCGTTGATGAGCCTGTGGATTCTGACGGGGACTTTCGGATTAAGCGCACCGAGAACGGACATCGAGGTTATGCCCAACCAGAACAGATCGTAAAACTCACCGCAGCCGAAATCGCGGAGATCGAACGCAAGCAAGCGGAAGAAGCGAAATGGGCCGCGATCGGGCGTAAGGTGAATGAGTATAAACGCGGAGACTTAACGTCGTTCATCGGAAGCGAGCACCTCGGATTCGCGGAAGTTGCGAGCGTAGAAGGCGACCGGATTGTCGTTAAGTGGCCGAGCAAACCGCAATGGAACGCATGTAGTGACCGTGCGACGAGCCATCGACTAGTTGTGCCAGTAGAACAACGCTTCGACCGATCTGCGGACGATGTTGTAGAGGAGGTGGACGCCGCGTAACCGCAAGCTTCACGTAAACTGAGCGAAGGGAGTGACGCATATCGCGCCAAAATTAACGTTAAACTTGCGGCCGCCAGCGGATGACGGAGCGGCGGAACGTGTGGCAGACGCGGCTAAACGCAAGAAGGCTGCGCAGGAGACGGACGAAGAGGCGATCGAACGCGTACTGCGGATGTCGCTATCGGATAAGCAACGTGAGCTAGTCGAAGGATTATCGGGCGAAACAGGAAATCGTCCGAATCTCCGTACCTCCGGCGGCCAAGTAACGAAGGAAGACGTAATCCGCGCTGCTGAACAACTACAACGGCAAAAGCAGACGGATGAGCGCGCGGATAAGGTAGCGGAGACACTGCGGTCCAAGCCGGATAACTTCCACATTATTACGGATGACGCGGAGTTACCGAAGATGATCGCGAGATTACGTGAGGAAGTGCGTCTGCAGAAGGATGACGAGTGGTTCCGTAATGTCTTCGTGCTCTTCAATGACACGTTGATTAAACGGAAGCTAGCCGAACGTGGTATCGATATTCCAGACGCGGAATCACTTACCGTATGGGATACGGAAACATCCGGACTCGACAAGATGCTCGACTTGACCGGCGGCTACTCCGTATGGCTTCCGCTACTCAACGAAGGATATTACGTAGCATACGGACATCTGACGGGCGAGAAGCAATGCACGCGGTCAAAGGCGCTCGGAGCTATCGCAAAGTTCATGTCGTTGCCGTCGCAAATTAAATCGTTTCATAACGCGGAGTTTGACTTAGCGATGTTGCTTAATGACGGGCTAGAGCCGCAGGGTATTCGATATGACTCCGTAGCTGCGCAAAGAACGCTTAATGACAACGAAGACACTTACGCTTTGAAGCCGCTCATAACGAAGTATAAATCGATTATCGGCGTAGAGGCTCCGGATACAACCTTTGAGGATCTTTTCTCGAAGGAGTCACCGATGCTTCATCCGATCGAAGTCGTCGGAATCTACGCGATATGGGACGTACTCAAAGGCTGGTGGTTGACGCGCTGGCAGATCGATAACATTGTCGCAACGGATAACTTGGCGATGTCCTTCTTCGAGATTACGCAATATTTATCGGAGGTCAACGTTAATATCGAGCGCACGGGCTTCGTAATTGATCTCGACGATCTGCAGGCGCTTGGCGATGAACTCCGTCCGAAACTAGCGCAAGCCCAGGCGGATGTTATCGAAGCTTATGGCGTAACTGATTCGGAGTTCTTACGCAAGATGGACCGCGCATTATACTCCGCGAAGGTAACGGATTGGATCGATAAACAGCGCCGTAGAATTGCGCGGAATGAAGAAGCGCAGGCAAAGCAACGCGTAATAATCGCGGAATGTGAATCCGCCGGTAAAACGTCGCTCAAGAAATATACGAGCGCCGTCGAGAGACTTGCGCAACTACAGGCGGAGGATTTAGCGCCAGCCGACGATGAGCACGCGCCATTAAACGTAACGGAGTTCTCGTTCACAAACGATAATCATCTGCGGTATTTAATTTACGATCATCTCGGAATTGAAGACCGTACGAAGCAAATCGTTAAGGACAAGAAGAAAGAGCGCGCGGTATCCAAGGACGTTCTCGAACGTTACTACGAGGAAGAGGAAGCGCTCAAACCGTTGGCAAACGTGTCCGCGTACGAAAAGCTGCTGAACACTTACGTAGACAAAATACCGAAGGCTCTCGACGTAGACGGGCGATTGCATACGCAGCTCGATATGGTTTCGACCGGACGTTACTCCTCGAAAGGATATAGCGGGAAGCCGAATGACATCCGGTCAGGTCCGGTAACCGACGAAAACTATCTCGATACGATGCGGAAGCTCGTTGAATGCGCGGAGAAATCCGTAGCAAAGGGGACCAACTTACAAAATATACCAGCTCGAACAAAGGAAGGCGAACGTGTCCGTATGACGTTTAAGCCGCCGCCAGGACATACGTTTCTCGGCAGCGACTTATCCTCGATCGAGCCGCGCCTCCAAGCGCATAAAATGGCCGTCGAACATGGCGATGAGATATTCGCGGACATGTACCGTAGAGGACTCGACCCTTACGTAGAGTTCGCGTCAATCATGTTCGAAGTCGACCGCGATCTATGTTTCGAAAAGGCGTATAAGAACGGGTTGACGGCGGTTCCATACCGTAAGCTAACGAAAGATATGTTCCTTGCGAAAGGTTACGGTCAAGCTGAGGATCAGTTCGTTAAGACTGCGGTCAAGCGCGGGGTAACGCCGGAACAGGCGAAGAGTGCGTACGGGAAATTCGACGAGATCCTTCCGGGTTTCAGTACGATGGTCAACGCGTCATTCGAACATCTCCGCAAGTACGGATGGACGGCGACGTTGTGGGGACAGAAACGGAGGTTTCCGGAATATCGCAAGAACTGGCAGCGTCTTAAATCGTTGATGCAACTTGTGGGCATTACGGGCAAGGACGACCCATATCTCGCTAAAAAAGCCGGTAGGTTAAAAAGATTGCGCGACGAGTTCTGGCAACTCATCAGATTAACAGGACGCGACGAAAGAGCAGCGTTCAATCACGAAATTCAAGGTAGCGGCGCGAACGTACTCAAGCTATGTATGATCCGAAGCTATTACGAACTGACAGTAGCTCGCGGGTGGGAATTTACGCTGACCCTTCACGATGAGCAGAAACACGCGGCTCCTACCGATCAGATTACGGAAGAGACGGTCGCGTTGTATACCGATATCATGACGAATACCGCAACGTTTGCCTGCCCGCTTGACTGCGATACAGTAATCGAACCACGCTGGATGGAAGAGATTCGTCCGGATGCATGGGATTTCGAAAACGGACGTCCAAAATCGAAGGAGGCTGCGTAAATGGAGAACGTTATTGAGAAGCTACGCGAATTGATCGGAGAAGGTTACGAAGGTGAAGCGTGGGATGAGACGCATGAAGAAGTTGACGCGCTCCTGGACATCAGACGCAAGGGATACACGTCAGAAAACGTAGAGTCAACGTTTGAGGACGGTGGTCGCTGGACGAATTATAAAACGGACGTATACCGCGTTACGCAAGATGGCGGTGAAGTTGCGTATTTCCAAATCGGCCGCGAGGTTCCCGCAACTGAGATGCAGGACGGCATGGACTTCTCCGTTACCATTGACGAAGTTGTGCCGAAGGAAGTCGTAAGAGTCGAATACGTCTACGGAAGGAGCGCGTAACTATGAACGAAATCGTCACCGTACTTGACATCGAAACAACCGGACTTGATCCGCTCGCCGACCACATTACGGAAATCGCCGCCATCCGTGCGGAAGTTGGGCCGGGCGGTTACATCCGCGAGATTGGGCGGTTCCAGACGTACGTTGCGTTGCCGTCGATTGCCGGCGAAGTTATCGAAATCCCGGAGTTCATCACGGACCTGACCGGAATTAAGACGGAGGATTTACGCGGTGCTCCTAGGCACTGGTTCGCGGTCGACTCGGTTATGGACTTCGCCAGAGATTCGAACCTGATTGCGCACAATGTCCCGTTTGACTTTGCGTTTATCGACCGGATATATGACGGTCTTCCTTCGGGCTGGTTCGCCTGCACTCGCGCCATGTCCCGCCTAATCGATCCGGACGAGAACGCAAGCCTTGCGCCTACATGCGAACGTTATGGAATCGCACTTAACGGACATCATCGCGCTATGAATGACGTGGAGGCTACGCTGCAGCTATACGCGGTACTCAAGGCAAAAGCGATAATTAAAGGAATCACATACCGCAATGTCGTCGTTGATAGCGCGGAGAGGCCGCTGACTTATACGCCGCCTGGCGCAATTGTGCGGACGATTGAGCGGAAACAACCGAAGGAGGTTGCGTAGATGCATATTTTAGATGAGCTAGTCGGACAGATAGTAACTATTTTCTTGATTGGTAGGGACAACGACGAACGGGTACTTGAAGACGCCTGTGTTACGGATGTTGATGACGGATGGTTAGCGTACGAAATCGATGGGCATATGTTCTATACGCAGCTTTCTAAGGTTGAGACTATTCGAGTAGAGGGGACGATTAATTGACACAGACAATCGCAAATAGAATCGCGGAGCAATTAACGGTATTCCTCAACGAGTGGCATTCCGCGCCAGAAGTGTATGACGACGCGCTGGATGCGCAGATTCACCGTTGGTACAGCGACATCCTCACGGACAAATCGCGCAAGGTATGGCCGCCGCGGAACATTCCGTATTTCTCTCCGTCAGCCGCAGATTCAGATCCACGTGGTCTCTACGAAAAGGCACGCGGAGCTAAGAAGGAATCCCGCGGACGGCAACCGAATCAGGGGCGCCAGACTCGGATAGGAACGGCCATCGGGGATATTATTCAACGCGATATTCTCTTCGCGGAGAAACATTATGCGCGGTATGCTGGCGAAAACCCTCCGTTTGTATTCGATCGCAATGAGCGCGGCGAGCCGATGTTTGAGGACTTCGCGAAGATGTCTAAGATCGTTGAGCACGCGGGTCGGACGTTCGCTCTCTTCGGAACCTCAGACGGAGTTATGCGCGTATGGATTCCGGAGCTCGGACGTGAAGTACGCGTCGGTCTCGAAGTTAAGAGTAAACAAACTACGTACGCTAAAACCTCCGGCTACAGTATGCGAAATGGTCCGGAAGAAGGCCACGTTAAACAATGCGTCAGCTACTCAGTTATGTACGACGTTGATTTCTACGTAATCCTCTACGTTAATGGCGCACGGAAAGCGTGGGATATGACGCCGGCAGAGTTCGAAAAGAATCCGGATATCGCCGCGTTCGGCTTGTACATTACGGATGAGATGCGCGAAGACTTGCTCGGACACTTTGCGGGAATCTTAGACGCCGCAGACAAAGGCGAGCCGCCTGAGACGGATCTCGGTAAGTGGCGATTCAACGATTTTAAACGGACGATTGCGCTGTCCTTATCTGACGAAGAGATTGACGCGCTCAGACGTAAAGTGGCGGCGGTTCAGCGGTCTGGATTATCGGAGTGGCAGAAGCGTGGACCGGCGGAGGCGCTTGCGGATATTGAACGGATAAGAGAAGAGGAAGCGGAGAGCCAAACGAAGGAGGCTGCGTAGATGGATAGTAAATTACGGAACGTGACCGTATTCTCCTCGGTATTTGCCGCGCTTAGTGAGGCGGGCCATACGTACGATGATTTCATGACGGAAGAAGAACGCGACATTGCGGTAGAGTTGCTTGACGGGTATACAGACGAGGAAGTGGACGATGCTTTGCGCGTAATCCTCCGCGCTCATCTCGATTTGTTACTCAAGGAGGTGCGTAGTCCTGGCGAAGCCAAAAGCGCAGACTAAACGGTATCTCGGACTCGACTTGTCGTTATCGCCCGGTCTCGCCGTCATCGACGTTAAAGAACGCATCCCAACGCTCGTTTACGCAGGCTCAGTCGCAACGGATACGGATATCAACGATGCAACGCGCTCGGTCGTCGTCGAATCGTTTATCGCGCACCAAGTTTACGCACATCGGCCGTTCGACATTATATTACGCGAGGACTTTACGGCGGGCCGAAATAAACGCGCTACACAAACGATATTTAACGCATGGGCGGCGGCTGATCGCGCACTCCATTCGTTCGGTTACAAAGTCCACGAAGTCAAGCCGGTACTTGCGCCGACGACGGTTAAGAAACTCGTAGCGGGCAACGGGAAAGCGGAGAAGAAGGACGTAGCGGAGGGCGTGCGGAAATATCTGCGCCTTCCTTCCGAGTACAAATGGCGGTCAGGTTATGACGACGCGGATGCATGTGCGGTAATTCTGGCGTACTTGATACGCGAAAATCTAATTGATACGGAGGCTGATGTGGCATGAGAAAGACGAACAACAACGGAAGCGTAAATAACAACGGTGGTATCGGAATATTCGGATTGCTTGGCGTAGTGTTTGTAACGCTGAAACTGACGGGAGTTATCGCGTGGTCCTGGTGGTGGGTAACGTTGCCATTCTGGGGCGGAATTGCGCTCCTTCTCGTGATTATCGCAATCATAACGTTAATCGCCCTAGCGACGAAATGAGCGAACTAGCCGCACGCCTCGCCGCCCACCAACGCCAGGAAATCGCAGCTCTCGAACGGTCCGTCGTGATCTACCGAGGGCTTGCGGATAAGTACGAGCGGAGACTCGCCGAGGCACGCGCAATATACGAGAGGAGCGAGCGCGAATAATGCTAATTGTCTACGCATCACGTACGGGAAATGTCGGCCTATTCGCGCGGCGTCTCCCGTATCCTACGCAAAAGCTAACGGAGGATCTACGCGTAACTGAACCGTTTATCCTCGTAACATATACGGATAAGATCGGAGAGGTACCGGCCAAGACACGCGCTTTTATCGCACATAACAACGAATATTTACGTGGCGTGGCTGCGTCCGGCAACCGTAATTTCGGTCCGGCTTATGCACTCGCCGCGGATCAAATAGCGAATCAATACGGAGTGCCGATCGTTTGCAAATTCGAACTGGCGGGCACGCCTACCGACATACAAAAATTCACCGAAGGAGTGGACGCGCTTGTCTAGTACTTATAACTACATCGAACTCAATAACGAAGTTACCGTAATGAAGGACGGATTCTACCAGCTCGAAAAGGATACGGAGGCCGTCGAGGAGTTCATGCGCTTCATCCGCGATAACAAGATGCGTTTTGACTCCGCAATGGCTCGCGTTCAATACATGGTCGATAACGGATATTACTATCCGGAAGTATTGGCGCAATATACACCGGAGCAGATAACGGAGATCCACCGAATGGCTAACGATGCTGGCCTGCGATTCGCTTCGTATATGGCCGCGTTCAAATACTATACAGACTATGCGCTTAAGACTCGCGATAAGAAAACGTATCTGGAATCTCCGGAAGAGCGATACGCAATCACTGCGTTATATCTGGCGCAGGGTAATTACGAGATGGCGCGCGAGCTACTATGGGGCTATGTTAACGGAGTTCAGCCTGCTACGCCTACGTTTCTCAACGCTGGTAAAGCGCGTCGCGGCGAAATGGTATCGTGCTTCCTAACGGAGCTTGACGACAGTCTTAACGCGATCGGACACGCACATAATACCGCGATGCAGCTTTCGAAGATTGGCGGAGGCGTTGCGCTGAACTTATCGAAGCTGCGCGGACGGGGCGAAGCGATTAAGGAAGAGGAAGGCGTAGCGAAAGGTATTCTTCCGGTCGCCAAACAACTCGAAATGGCGTTCTCATACGCGGATCAAATGGGGCAACGGAAAGGTAGCGGCGCTGTCTATTACAACATCTTCGGATGGGATGTGATGGAACTACTCGACGCGAAGAAGATTAATGCGGATGAACGGTCGCGCCTCAAAACGTTATCGATCGGACTTATCGTACCGGCGAAGTTTATTGAGCTAGCGGAGACTAACGAACCGTACTACGTATTCGCACCATACACCGTGTACAAAGCGTACGGAACGCACCTCGACGATATGGATATTAGCGTAATGTATGACGAGTTGGTCTCGAATCCGACTGTTAAGAAACGTGAGTTAAGTGCGCGTGACATGCTGACGAAGATTGCGACAACGCAGCTCGAATCGGGATATCCGTATCTCATGTTCAAGGAGAACGCGAACGAAGGTCATGCGCTGAAAGGCGTCGGTCAGGTGAAGATGTCAAACCTCTGCACTGAAATTTTCCAGTTGATGGAAACTAATATTATCAACGACTACGGACAACCGGACGAAATCGGCCTCGATATCTCGTGTAATCTCGCATCACTCAACATCGTTACCGCAATGGAATCCGGAGACCTTCGCCGCGCCGTTCATTCCGCAATGGATTCGCTTACCGCCGTTTCCGATATGACAGCGATTGCCAATGCGCCCGGCGTCCGTAAGGCTAACGATTTGATGCATAGCGTAGGACTCGGCGCAATGAACCTGCACGGGTATCTGATGAAGAATCGCATATCGTATCAGTCCGAAGTTGGCCGCGAGTTTGCCGACGCATTCTTCGCCGCGATTAACTATTACTCGATTGAGCGTTCGATGCAGATCGCTCAGGAGCGCGGAGGCACGTTCTACGGATTTGACCGTTCGGATTACGCGGATGGCTCGTACTTTACGCAATATATCGAAAATGACTTCCGTCCTAAATTCGAAAAGGTAGCGGATTTGTTCGCAGCCGCGGATATCGAACTGCCGGGACCTGACGATTGGGAACGTTTGGCCGCAGCCGTCAAACAGTACGGATTGTGGCACGCGTATAGACTTGCGATCGCACCTACGCAAAGCATTTCGTACGTACAGAACGCAACGAGCTCGGTGCTTCCGATCTCTGACGTAATGGAGACGCGCACGTACGGAAACTCTACGACGTATTATCCGGCTCCGTTCCTGGCGCGTGATAACATGATTTCGTATACCAGCGCGTTCAATATGGATCAGCGTAAGATTCTCGAAATGGTTGCGACAATTCAGCGCCACGTTGACCAAGGGATATCGACGATCCTTTACGTAGACAGCAAAACGCCAACAAACGAACTTGTCCGCCATTATCTGTACGCACACAAACTCGGACTAAAGTCGCTGTACTATACACGTAACAAACTGCTGTCCGTAGCCGAATGCACATCTTGCGCTGTCTAAATCGAAGGGAGACGAATATATGACAACAACCGTACTTAAATCCGTAAACTGGAACCGCCCAGATGATGACTATTCCGAGGAGTTCCTTGATCAAAACTTTATGCAGATTTGGCGCGAACATGAAATCCCGCTAGATGACGATAAGATGGCGTGGTTGGCGTTAAGCGACGTTGAGCGCGACGTATATAAGATGGTGCTCGGAGGGCTTACGTTCCTAGACACAGTGCAGGGAGCAGAAGGAATGCCGCTCATTATGCAACACGTAGAATCCGCGCAGAAAAAGGCGGTCCTCGCGTTTATGGGTATGATGGAGCATATCCACGCCAAGTCCTATAGCGCAATCTTCGCAACGCTCGTATCAACGGAAGAATCCGACCGCGTATTCGAGTGGACCGCATCTAATCCGTTCTTACGACGCAAAGGCGAAATCATCAGCGGATATTACCGCTCAATCACGTCACCCGAGCGCTTATACATGGCGATGGTTGCGTCCGTATTCTTGGAATCCGCGCTGTTCTATTCCGGCTTTTACTATCCGCTATTACTCGCAGGACGCGGTAAGATGACGGCCAGCGGCGAGATTATCGACTTGATTATGCGCGATGAGGCGGTACACGGACAGTACGTCGGAACGTTGGCGCGCGAACTATATGCGGAATTACCTTCGGAAACACAAGCGGAGCTCGACCGTGAGGTGGCGTCGTTATTGCGTAGACTCTACGATAATGAGGCGGGCTATACCGTTGAGTTATACGCTCCGATCGGACTTGAGGAGGACGTGTTGCCATTCCTGCGCTACAACTTTAACCGTGCGCTTATGAACCTCGGACGGCCTACGCATTTTCCTGACGAGGATATCAATCCAATCGTACTTAACGGAATTAATACCGCGACGAAGATACATGATTTCTTTTCGAAAAAGGGTAACGGTTATCAGAAGGCGGTCAATATAGTACCGCTTACTGACGCGGATTTCGCGGTATAAAACGGACACTAACGGAGGGCCTGCGGGCTGCTCCGTTTTTTTTTAAATTTATTTACGGAAAAGTGTGCGAATGGAGGTAGGAGATTGTCAATCTAAGTATAAGGCGCAAACAACACGCTAACTAAGGCATCACAGCGCCCACGCACCGCCCACGCACCGCCCACTAAACGAAACGGAGATGATACGATGTCAAACGTAAAACAGTACCGCGAAGTCCAACGCAAAGCCAACGCAGGTGAACGCGTTAAGATCGTAGCCGCTTGTGACAGCCGCTATGTAAACGGAGATGAATTCGTAGTGGAAAGCGCGGACATAACTCACGGAGTATTCGTTAAGCATCCGGAAGGTAACGCATACGGTCGCGCAGGCATCTTTCACTCGGAATACGTAGTTCTCGAACCAACCGCAACTCCTGCGTCATCTACCGCCAACCTCCCGGACCTCTTCGCGCAATTCATCCGCGACAATGCGCCGGCCGTACGCAGCTACTTGGCGGAGATCGAACCGGTTAAGAGCGCGGAGGTTACCGTAGAGGAGAGCGTTAGCGAACCTCCGTTAACACGCGCCAAGGTTATCGAAATGGCTCGCGAAAGGGTTACGGAGTTGGGGCGGATCGGATCGAATCCTAACGCGGAATTACCGCAAGGTCCGTTCAAAACGAAGTTTTATAACGTAGAGTTTCACGTTAACCGCGATAAACGTATGGTTACAGCGTTAGTTCGTATGGGACGGAGACGGAGCGGGGATAAGCCCGACGCAGTAGGCATCGCAAAGTGCGCGCCCGACGACGTATTTAACGCAGACATCGGCAAAGTAATCGCGGCTGAACGTGCGCTCGGCTTGACGTTGACGGATGCGTTCGTGAATGCGCCGAAGCCCGCAGAACCGACGGTAGGAATGATAGTTCAACGTAAATCGCATCCGTACGATAACGGTATCCGGACGATCACGAAGAAGCGCTCAGACTCAGCGGGTTATTGGTTCAGTAACGGATGTTGGGACTTCGCAAGTACCTTCAGTATCATCGACGACACTGACGCAATCTACGCGCAAGAAGGCGCTAAGGACGGTGAAGCCGCGTGGCCAAAGACGAACTAGTTACCGCACTCATACGTTCAGAAATGCCTGGCGATGCGCAAATCCTCGTATGGCGGCCGCAAGGACAGCGTTTAACAACGGATATACAACTACGCGAGATTGGCGGGCAGATCGTAATCGAGGAGCTGAGCGCGTGACTAAAGCGGAGCTAATCGAACTTATCGAACGCTTTCCGGATGACGCGGAGGTTTGCGTAAGAGACGTTGACGGAGAATCTCACCGAAATGTATACGCGGTAATGTCCGGAGACAGAGTAGCGATCTGCTACGAATATGACCGCTAAAGGAGGCGCAAAACATGGACGAAGATGTACGCGAATTTGAATGCGAAGGCTGCTACGAGTGGGTCGAAGTTGAAGTCGGTACCTGGGCGGAAGAAAACGGTATGTGCCCGCAATGCTGGTGCGAATATAACGGAGGTTGATCGGTATGGCGTATAAATTCGAACGCACGCCGACCGGATTCACCGTCAGAACCGCGCCAGCCGAACGTATCGAACGCGAACAGGCTGCGCGTGATTGGACGGCGATTGCGATAGTGGTTACGGGGCTGGTCGCAGTGTGGACGCTGATATGAAACAGACATTCGAGGAAGCTGCCGCTGAATTAAATGCCGCGTGGAAGACGTTTATACTAGCGTTCGCCCATTCGCTCAAGCTCGATAAAGTAGCGGATTGGCTCGCGAAGAAATTAACGAAGGAGTGATCGTATTTGAACGAGCAATACGAAATGGTTCGCGAGTTTCACGATAAGTTCGGCGTACCACATGCGGATAGGCCCGCGGTTATGTCGGAGAAACGCCGCACGGAGCGTTATCTATACATGTCCGAAGAGTTAAACGAGTTTGACGAAGCGGAAACGGTCGTCGACCAGGCTGACGCGATGATCGATCTTATTTACCTGGCGCTCGGCACTCTCGTAGAAATCGGCGTCAAACCTGCTGCGCTATTCGATATCGTACATGACGCGAACATGTCGAAAGTATGGCCGGACGGTACGGTCCATTACGATCCGATTACGAATAAGGTCGTTAAGCCGCCGACGTTCATCCGTCCGGAACCGTTACTGCAGGCGGAGATTGAACGTCAGAGGTGTGAGGTGGCCGCGGGATGAACCCACTAACTCAAGGCTTCGCATATCACGCAATTATTGCACTAGGCGTCGCCGGATTAATCGCGCTATTACTACTCGCTGGCGCAGGGATCGTACATTTATACGTATGGTTCCTAGAACGTTACCTCACCGCCAAGAAATTGCGCGAACTGTTCCGCGAGTTTATGTTCCAGCGGATGGTCCACGACGGTAAGCCGAAACGCAAGGAGTGGACGAATGACTAAACGCTACACCTACGCAATCATCACCGCATACTGTACGACGGTTTGGATCGGGCTCTTAGTCCGGACGATTATACGATAAGGAGTTGACGTAAGTATGAGCCCATTTTTAGCGCTTCCTGCGCTTGTTATCTCGTTCGGTATCGCTATTGCGCTTGCTTGTTACGGATTTAATTTCGTTACAATTCACAAACATTACGACCGAAAGGATGACGCTAATTGAACGTTAAATTAATCGCACATACACGTATTAATTCTGCGTATGAATCGGAGTTGCTTGGCGCTGGTATTGTCGTCAACGATCTCGACGGATATAACGAGCGTGGCGCAGTCGCACTTACCGCAATCCGCACGTGTTACTCACCGCTCAAGCCTACGGAGATTGTCGCGCAGGAAGGCGAAAAGTACTTCGGAAACGCGGCGTCAGATGGCGAAGGCGGCACGGAGGCTGACCGTTTGTTCCGTCACATAACACGAAGCGGACACCAATCCACGCTGGAGCACATCACGTATACATTCGCGATCGAAGGCGTAAGCCGCGCACTCCTCGCACAGCTCACGCGCCACCGTCACTTATCGTTCAGCGTGCAGAGTCAACGTTATGTCCGGATGGGTACCGCGGATAAGATTGGCGGTTTTAGTTTCGTAACGCCTCCGAAAGTAACCGCGGACAAGAAAACGGATGTAGGAACTCTTTTCGAAGACGACGCGCTTTCTATCTTCACGCAAGCTATGGCCGACGCTCAGGGCGCATACGACTGTCTGCGCGAAGCCGGAGTCCCGCCGGAAGACGCACGCATGGTCCTACCGAATGCTGCCGCGTGCAATCTAGTAATGACCGGAAACTTGCGCACGCTGCTCGATTTCTACGCGAAGAGACGGCCGGGGCGAGGTGCTCAATGGGAGATCGCGGATTTAACTGTGAGATTGCGCGATGAGATCGTAAAGGTTGATCCGTGGCTGGCTCCGTATTTTGATACGAAGGAGAGTGCGTAAATGAAACGAGTTGAAATCCGCGGCTATGTCGTATATGACCCGAACGAAGTACGCAATCCGGATATCGGAGGAATGGAAGTGTGCTGCCGCATTGAGAGCCTGCTGTTTAACGAAGACTTTCCGGTCGAATGGGAATTTACCGCGGTAAGTGATACAGAAGTTACCGAAGAGGAGGGCGCCGAATGAGACTGATCGGAGAGTTGATTGGCGGACTAATTGCGCAACAGCTAGCGCTACACATGTTTGACGCGACGCCGGCTGAGGGATTTATCGCGTATACTCTCGGATGGATTCTCGCGAAACAAATTGCGGCGGAGGTGATCGCAGATGAGCGAAGTCAAAACGGATGACCAACGCAAGCTCGCCGAAGTCCTCCCGTTCGTACCGCGCCCAACTCCGGAACAAGAGGCGCAGGCCGCCGTCATCGCATTGCTCGAACGCTATGCGGAACTGGCGCGAGCTGGCGAAGTTACCGGCGTTATCATCGCGGCCAAAACGGAGGATGACGTATTGACCGGCGAAATCATGGCGGAAAGCGCTGGCGTTAATCTTCGCGAGGCTACGTTATTGATCGAGGAGTTGCGGATAGCTAACTTTTACGAATACGACGTTTAACAACGAAAATTAACGATAAGGGAGCGGATTAGATGGCGCGATTAATCGGAGTAAAAGACAGAGGCGAAGGATTCATCGAGTACAACGGTGAGTATTATGAAGCTCAGCACGAGAGTGTTGCGGCGTCTGCGGGAGATATTGTTCGTCACGATCACGGTTACTCGTATACTCCTCTTGGTACTTACGATATTTTAGACGCGGATTTGGAGTACGAAGATACCGACGGTGACTACTGGAAATACGATAGCGATGACGACACATTATTCCGCAAAGTCAAGCTACCGGAGGAGCTTATCGCTCTTAAACGCACCCAACTCGCAATTCTCACCGCTGAAATCGCGCAACTCGAAGCGCAGCTCGCCGAGGAATCGCGTCTGAAAGTCGGAGATTATGCGCGGGTTACGGATATTACGTCAGTCGATGACTTCGACGAAGGGGATATCGTACTCATTACTCGTGCCGACGATTCGCGTGATATTTACGGTCTGCGAGGAGAAAGTGTCATGTCGGAAGACTACGAATGGTTCTCGCCAGCCGCGTTAACGAAAATCACGCCAGCCGAAGCCCGAGCATCCCTCATCGCTAAAATTGACGCACATTTCGGCGGACAGGAGGCGAAGTAATCTCGCTAAGTATAATCGCGCAAATCATCATCGCAATGTCTATCGGAATCAGCGCTGTTAACGGAGTCCCACCGAACGAGCCAGAACCGCCGCAACCGTCCGCTAAAACTTCGCAGGTAACAGGCAAACTTGCGAAGGAACACGTTTGGCAAACGTACGAAGCTACCGCTTATATCGCGATGTGTTCCGAAGGTTGCAGCGGATTTACTTACACGGAACTCGACGTACGCAACACGATCACACACGAAGGGCGCCGCGTTGTGGCCGTTGATAAGCGCGTGATCCCGCTGCATACTCCGCTCACGATCCGTTTGGCAGACGGAACGGAGATCGCAGCGATTGCGGAAGACACCGGAGGTTTGATTAAAGGCCGCAAGCTTGACGTATTAGTTGCGTCAGAGAAAGAAGCGCGCCAGTTCGGCCGCCAGAAAGTACGCGTTAAAATCGAAAACTAAACGATAAGGGAGCGGATTTGTATATGACGAACATTACCGTATTGAAAGACGAAAGCTTGGGCGGAATCAAACGTGAATATCGCGAGGTTAAGCGGAAGGCGCGCGTTGGTGATCGGATCGTGTTTGACTCGGATCGTCCGGGTATTACCGAAGGCAAACCTTATAACGTAAGAGGTGGCGATCTCGACGGCGCTGAGTTTTTTGACAACGACGGTACCAGACGCTGGCAGAACCATGTTCGCGCAAACTGTTATGTTCTTGAACCTACCGATATCGTCCGCATCAAAACGCCTAACGGCGACGGAGAAGCCGAAAGGTTCCGTATGGTCGATCGGAAAGCTGCGGTGGGCGATCGCGTGATTGTCGTAAGTGTGAACGGTCGCAATTCTTCTAACGGTTACTATTACAAAACCGGAGATATTGCGAAAGTAAAACGAGTTAAAAATCGCACGGTATTCGCTGATCTTACGGAGAACGCGGATTATTACGCTGATGGACAATGGTACATTGATGACGTGGACTTCCGCGTACTCGAACCGATAGAATTCGCACAACAACCGGCGCCAGTATCCGAACCTCTCTCCGCCAAGCCCGCGTCTGACCAAGCGGCCGAGCTTATCGCGAAGTTGACGACGCGAGTGGCTTCGCTTGAGAAACGTGTGGCAGCGTTGGAGACTGCGCCTGTTAACCCGCGCTCCTCTGACCTAGGCGTTACGGCGCAGGTAGCTACGGACGCATTCGCTAAAGTTGCGCAAAAGACATCCGTCACAGTTGCGGAAGTTACCGCCAACCTGGCGCAACGGGCGAAGGAAGCGCGTCAGAGAAAGCGTGATGACATCGTTAAGCGTGCGAAGGAGGACGTGGCGAAGCTTATTGCGGATGCACGCGGCGACAATTCAGGCGCATGGGAGTCGATTCCTGCGCTGGAGGATATCGGCCATGTGACGATTAAGTTCGCGGTTGACCGTCAGAAACGTAAGGTAGCCGCCCTCGCCTTTTTACGATACGCATCCAATGGCAAGACTCCGGAGTTCACAGGACGCGCTGTATGTGCGCCAGGCGACGTATTCAACTCGCATATTGGCCGCGCGATTGCGCTGAGACGTGCGTTAGGGCTCGCGGTTCCTGCGGAGTATTTCGAAGCGCCGAGTCCTACGGAGGTTCGTGTCGAAGATATCGTTAAGAGTACAGATGATGACGAAATTTACTTCACCGTTGTTCCCGAAGTTGAACCGGACCCGGACGTACTGTCGATTGGCTACGTAAATAAGCTAATAGGCGGTAAACTGACACTCAGCGATGATTCCCGCGAATCAGACAGCGCAGAGCCGCGGAAGGAGGTGGCGTAATATGGTCGGACCACTCTACGCAATTATTAACCGCGAAACGGGCGAGATTGTGCGTGATAAGACGTACACGGACGTTCGCCACGCAAAGAGCGCTGTCCGATATCACTTTCGCGGCCAAACGCATCTTTACGGAATCGGTATCGTAGAGAGAAGCGCCAAACTCGCGTGGTACGTTGATGATAGCGATAACTGGGCGGAGGTGACTGCGGAATGACTACGTTACCTAACATCGGATTGATCGGAAAGCTGCGCGCCGGCAAGGACGAAGTTGCCCGTTATCTCGCGTCAAAATACGGCTACACCGCGTTCGCATTCGGCGACGAACTCAAACGCTACTATCACGAATTGTTCGGCGAGACTGACGCGAAGCCGCGCGAAGGATACCAGTGGTTCGGCCAGGCGATGCGCGAACGTGATCCTGACGTCTGGGTGCGGAAATGTCTCGATAGAGTCGGAGAAGTGGCCTCGTGGCACGTCGCAGATTTCTACATGCACGGTCCTCACGCGGCCTTTCGTTCAGTAATAACTGACGTTCGCCAGCCTAACGAATATGACGCACTAAAGGCGGCCGGCTACGTCCTCATCCGCGTAGAAGCACCGGAAGCCCTCCGCATTGACCGCGCCATTAAGTCCGGCGACCGCTTTAACCTCTGCGACCTTACGCACGGCACGGAGACGGCGCTTGACGGATACAGCGCGGACTTTACGATTACGAACGACGGTGACCTTCCGCACCTCTACCGCCAGATTGACGAAATACTGGCGTTCCTAGGCGGTGATTGGCCGGAATGAGCACGGAAACTACGCTTAACATCGCGGAAGAGTGGCGCAAAGGCTACGAGGCCGGCTATTACGCTGGACGGATTGACACGTTAGAAGGACGCAAATATGACGATCGGACTCCGCTGCAGAAGTGGGAGGACAGCGGGGAGGCGGCTGCGGATGATGAGCGCAAGTTTTGACCGTTTCCAGCCGCCAGATGAACGCTTGGATATCGTCGGTTATTGCGCCTATTGCGGCGAATCGATTGAACGCGGGCATTCCGTTACATCTTACGCAAGCGGTGCGAAGACACACGGCGGATTTTGCGAGGAACAGTACGTAGAGAACGAGTTGGGGATTACGCGCATCACCGTATGAAAACGTAAGTATTTGAAAAATTCACGATAGAGGAGCGGCGGGCTTTCGGGCCTGCGCCTTCTCATCGTAAAAGGGAGCGGATTTGCGTATGGGACACGTTAAAGTGGATATCGAAAAGGGTTCGCGCAGCTATTCCGTTAAATACTCGCTCAATGACGCGGCCGGAGTTAAGGCGCTATTACGCGACCGCCACCGGATTAGCTCGGCACGATTCCGCGGGGATTATGCCGCGTGTGACATCCTCGTTGATCTGCATAGCGCAATAAGCTCCGCCTCCCTCACCGATAGGCAAACGGAAGCCATTGCGTTCGTATACGGATTTGACGTTACACAGGCGGAGGCAGCGCGTCAGATGGGCGTATCTCGCGAAGCCGTTACGCAATTAATCGAAGCAGCAGCGGAGAAAATGGCGGAGGTCTATAAGCGCTGGGAATACGGAGAGGTTAGCGTTGAGTATACGGAAAATATCGAATTGGAGGCGGCTTAATGACGACAACTTACCGCGAGATTACGGAGCAATTGGTTACTACGTTGGAGAGCGCGATGGAGACGCAGTTTAAGGCGGAAGGCGCGCCGCCTATTCCGTTTGATTTCGGAGGCAAGACGCACGACCTACGCGACAGAGAAACGCGTATGTACGTCATTGCGGCGATTCAACGCGATTATTACGCGGAGCATGGCGAGTTTAACCATCGTAAGATCAGCGAATGGGAAGCGAAAGGATGCCCCGGTGATCGTCCGGCCATGACGCCTGCAGATTCCGCGCTAATGGATCGCTTAACGGATCTCGCGCTATATGAAGAGATTACGGACCCGAATCCGTACAAAGTGTCACATACGGAATATCCGTTTATGTCCGAACGGCAGCTAGGCCTCCGCCGTGACCGTGAGACGTCTGAGTCAGCCGCACAATCAACCGGAGTGGACGGTAAGGACTACCGTAGGCCGACGAAACGTAAGCGTAGTAGTTACGAACATTGGCGCGTAGATCAAGGCGCTAAGATCCGCAATGAGGCACGACAGGCGCAGTATATACGTGATACGGAGCCTAGCGCAGTCAAAACGTATAACCTCTACGAAAACGGCGGCGAACTTACGGAGCCTTTCGTTAACTGCGTCGGTATTGGCAAGCGTTGGATTAACGAGATGGGTGCGGTCAATGAAATCGAAGTAGTTACGGAAGTTACTCCGCCCCTATACGAAGAAAAGGCCGCAGCTTAATCGCGCGGCTCTTTTTCTAGCTCGAGTACATCCGTTATCTCTACGCTGAGGACTTCGCATATTTTAGCGAGATTGTCAAGCGGAAGCCGCAACGTCTTGTTAGCGCGCATCTCTCCGACAGACGTGCGGCGTATTCCGGTTAAGCGGCCGAATTCGCGATCGCCTATGTTGCGCTCTTTCAATAACTCATCGAGCTTGAGGCGGACTTTATACGTGGACATTGAATTGCCACCTCCTACGTTTAGTATAGCGTAAAATTCGTCACGTTAAAAGTGCCAAAATGTATTGACACGTTAAACGGGACATAATATACTGTGTTTATAAGTGGTACGTTAAACGGGACAAAGGAGATGGTTGAGTTGAAAAATCGAAGCAGTAGACTATATCGACACAGAGGTTTCGTAATAATGTCCGACTTAATTGACGGTGGGTGGATAATCCTTGCTCCCTACATTTCTTCTCTATTTGATGGAAATTACGAGACAATTGCAAAAGCGAAAGAAAAAATTAATAACGTACTCGGTTAACAAGGAGGAAGTATTATGTGCGAACGCTGCGGCGGATCTGGCCGCTATAACGACGTGTACACTTGCTACGGATGCGCCGGCACGGGCAACGCTAATACGCCTACCAAACGCGTAATCTGCGTCAAGCATTTCGCCAAGTTCGGATTTAATCGCCGTGACTTCGCAATCGCGCGCATGACAACGCCGGCCGCTTATACGGGCGAGCCACGTTGGATTATCCGCGGCCATACGTTACTCGAGCGCCAGATTAACGAATACTTTCGGGAGGTGCCTCGTAGATGAGTACGGAGACATATGCGTCGTTATTACGCAACAGTTATACGGAGGCTGATGCGCCTGACCAACGCCGGGCGCTGATCCACGCAACATTCGTAGGCATAGTCGAGTCGATCGTTAACCAGGCGGACTACACACCCGCGCAGAAAATAGCGAAGATACGTAATCTTAATACAGCGCGTAAGGAGGTATTAGCGGATGAATAAGCGGATATTTGCGGTGGGAAAACGGATGAGTGGGCGGAATTACGTACGGACGGCGGGCGGTGAGTGGGTCGAGGTAAAAACGGATGAAAAAGCACGTTGATGTGCGGAAGATCGTCAGGCAGGCGGGCATTAGGCGTAGTTGGCGGGAGATATTGCGGATAATATTCAAGAGGGACCGGAGCTAATCCGGTCTTTTTCGTGTCTCCAGCGCCTTAAATACGAAGATTGCCGCGCCTAAAATACGTGTCGGCAATCTTAACGTAATCTGGCGTGTACTTTTCGATGATTCCGCCGTAATCTGCGATCGTGTGGCCGCCGGGTTCGAAGATAGTAACGCGGACTTGTGCGAGGGCGGCCGCCAGCAATTCGGTGTCTGTAATTAACGTTTTCATACGAAAATAAATTCGATAAAATGGCGGAAATTCCTGCAAAGTACCTTACATTTTACGCTATCTCAAGGTTATATAGATATACCGGTGATAAGGTAAATGGGAATAGGCTGACGGGCCGAACGCGAGATACTCCGACACTCGCTTTCCCTGACTTCACTGGACGTCGGAAATTACGCAGAGGAGAGCGATAGTATGGGAGTAATTGTAACGTTACCTAAAAGCGAAGAATTTTCCAAAGAGGAATTTTTAAATAGACGTGAAAGTTTTCTAGGCATCTCCGGCGTGTACGTACTACGTAACAGCGAGGGCCTGTGTCTTTATGTTGGTAAAAGTTCTTCACTGGGTCGTAGGCTGCTCGAGCATCTGAGTGGTAAGAAAGACTCCATCCGTTTTTACAAGGATATTGCAAGCATTTCGTTATACTGCTCAGGTAACATGTTCTACGTGGATGTTTACGAAACGTACCTTATCAATGAGTTACGACCGAAGTTTAACCGAGATAAGATGTATTTTGAAGAACACACAAGTGCAGTGTCCGATACTCTCGATAAATTAGAGGAAGCTGCGCATCAGCTAGAAGAGGAGAGACGTTGGCTGATATTAGAAATAGAGGATTTTGAGAGGTTCAAGGAAGACGAATACGATGAGCAGGTCGTTATGTTGGAGTGGCTAGAGTTGACGAGAAGGCTGCGAGAACTCGACCGAAATTTACAGCGAGTAGAGGGCCGGCGAGCTCTTTATAGACGTAGGCTATCGGTGTCCGGAGGTGCTTCCTAATGAGCGAATTTGTTACGCGCAAAAACGCAGATGGTACGTGGATTAGCGAGGTTCCACTCGAAGGATTCCACGTTATCTCCGAAGAGGACATCGCCAGGAAACGGGAGTACGCTGCAAGAGAAGACGCACGCAAACGTAATACAAAGTACTACGTTACGTCCTATCACGAACCTGTGCGCAGCCTGACAACGCTGCTTTCGCTTAACGAGTTGGGCGCGGTCATGAAGCTAATTCCGTATATGCACATGGATAACGCGGGTGACCTTTACCTTAACGGAAAGCGCATGGGCACCGCAGAGATTTCGAAGGTTATCGGAAAGGCAGCGCGTATGACAGCTACGATTGTTTCTTCGTTGGTCAAATACGGAATCCTTACGGAAGATAAAGAGGGACGGCGCAAGGTATACGCAATCCATCCGGAATATCACACGATCGGACGCGCACTTAAACAGGGCGAGTCATTTACAAAGATATATCAAATGAAAACGAGGTCTGACGTTAAGAATCTTTCGATTCAAGCGGCGGGCCTTTTATATTGCATGATTCCGTTTTTCCACTATCGGCTTTGTTACTTATGTACGAATCCAGACGAGCGGAAAGCGGACAAACTCGACGTTATCACGCAGGCGTCACTCGCGCGCTTTCTAGGCGTAGATGACCAGACCGTGCGGAGAGGGTTACGGGAGCTGAGTAAGAACGGCTTTATTATGCGTTCTGAATCGTTGGGAGTTACCGTAATCAAGGTGAATCCAGACGTGATGTACCGTCAGAAATTCGATGACGATGAGTATACGCAGGCTTTGCGTTATGACTTCGAACAGCACCGTAAGGCTTCCGAAAGTGGTCACGGGCTGGACGATACGGATCTTCCCTTCTAGAGGGGGTATCAAATATTGCATAGTTAGAGCGTTTTACCTATCAAATATTGCATAGTTCAAAAGTGGCTTCGGCCTTAGAGCGACGCGGGATTCCGCCGTTTTAGGGCTTGAACAACTCTTTATCTTGTATAACTACGTAACAAGAAACGGAAAAGAACGAGGTCCACCGCTTCGGTTGATTTTGCTTCGCAAACTAAACCTCGCGGGATCATTAAGGTAAAGGTATAACGCGTAATCAATTATATGTTCCAGAGCCGCCAGGCGATGGAGCTAGGAACGCAGTGACGAAGCATTCTTTGAGCTAAAACCCTTGTCTGCAAGAAACATGAAGCATACTCTTCGAAGTACCTCATGTAGTCAAAGATTAAATAACGCGGTTCACTTACGTTAAGCGAACGCTAAGTGAGCGGAGGGAGAACGTATATGTATCGTTTAGTATGCGGTAAGTACGAAGGTTTCGATTATGCACACGGACTTGACGTAACTGGATTCGCATCACGAATCGCTATCCACGGCGCAATCACATCGCTCAGAGACGAAGGTTACCGCATCTTCATCGTATATGAGAACGGAGAAGTTGTAGCGCGAGTAGACGATATTGCTTCGCTACACAACGGTTTAATGGCGCTTATGGAACGTGAGAGAGTGAGCGTATGTTAACCGTACTATTCGTTATCTTAGGCGTTCATATTGCGTTGGTGCTCCTAGTATTAGCGTACTATATTCCGATTGCAATTAGAGAACGCAATGACCTCGTAACTGTAACGAAAGACTTGGCGGTTACTGCGCTTAATCCGTATGTGTACGCGCTGTTTATTATCGTAATGTGGATCGATGATATTAACGATTGGAGGCGTAAGTAGTGGCGCTTAATACGGACGATCTACGAAAGAAGATCGCAAAGGAGCGTAAACTTAACGTAGATAACATCGAATATAACAACGGTATTTTCTGGTACTGCGTTAGGGGCGGAAGTAACGGGAGCGCCACTCTCATTCAATACCCACTCGCTGAATACGCAGAATCAACGTAATATTAGCGCGTCTATCTTACGCCTTGCCTGAGCGTAGGAAGGCGCGTTATTAGCGCTTATTTAACGGAAGGAGAACGTAGTAATGGCGAAGCAATTAACGCAGGAACAACACGATGCAATAGCGTGGATGGCGCAACCTAAGCGTGGTGGTAAGACATACGATGAGCTTGCGGAGATTATCGGAGTACACCGATCAACGCTATTCGAGTGGAAGAAGAACCCCGTATTCGAAGCGGAGTTAAAACGTCAGATGGTTCGCAATAGCCAAGACAAGTTACCGGAACTTATCGACTCGCTATCTACGATTGCTATGCGGGATGGTAACGCAGCTATGGCAAAGCTTGCGCTACAGATTAACGGATTGCTTACGGATAAGGTCGAAGTGGAAACGAAGGATAATGGAGCAACCGATCTGGATGCGTTGATGCAGCGGATTAGTACGATAAAACGGGTGAAGTCGGACGAGGCGGATTAGTGCGCCATTATATGAAGGGAGATGCGCGAGGGTAGGCGACCGAGTCCGACTGAGCCTCCGTTTTATCTACAACGCGCCCGTCCCGCGCACCCTCCCCGAAACTTTCCGCCACCTCAACGCTTCACTACGTTATAGTGCGACGGTTTATGCATAACGCCTATTTTCGGCTGTATATCGGCATTATAAACAGCGCGGAAGGGTACGGGAAATGACCGTATAACCTTCCAGCTACTAACGGGCATAATCCGCATAACGGCGCGGGTTGTACGCGTTAATAACTGGAAATGCATATGCGATGTATAAGGCGCGTTTATGCAGCGTAAATAAACGTAGGCGTGGCGCGGGTTTGCGGAGCGGACTATTGCACCGTATACGGGATTTTGTGCACATGTCCGTGCATATCCGTGATTAAACGGGATCGTTACGATTATGCATTGCGGATGAATAAACGGAGTGGTTGCGAAGAGGGGCGGCGGTGCTGGCGTGACCCCCCCCAAGGCCCCCTTCGTCGGCCGCCGCATCTGGTACATTTACAATCCGCGTATCAAATTTTAACTTTGGACTTTACGGAGGCGATGCGGCATGGCTCGATTCAAACGCGAGATCACGGATTTAGGCGTCGTACTGGCGATATTGACGTGCGCGGTGGCTATCGGAAAGTTAATACGCTATCTAATCACGTAAAATCACCGTGTAATTAGCGCGTTTCACCCGTTCGGAGTGTATCCGTTAGGGTCAGCGCCTAAACACGCTAAATCTACGCAATTTCAACGTAACTACGAAGGGGGGCGGTATCTATCGCATGGACTAACGGTAAATGGATCGGAAGAGACGAACGCGCGGCAAGGCTTAACGAGCTTTCCGCGCTACTTGACGTGCTTGAAGGCGTAGATATCGCCGACCTTTCAGCGGATGACGCGGCGGATATTGACGCACAGCTTGCGGAATATGAGCGCCTAGAACGGGTACACCGCTGCGAAACGAATCTTATCGAATTTGCGCTAGAATACTTCTCAGATGCGCGGAATCCCGGCAACGACGGAAACTGGGACGGGTTTGATATTACGGAGTACGACGAAGCTCCTGATTTTCACCGTGAAATCTGCGCGCTTATGGACGATGTAAGCAACGTTCATACAAACGATAAGGTAGCGGAGGCGGCGCCCCGATCTCACGCTAAATCAACGTATTTATCCAAGGCGATGCCGATACGGGAGATTACGTATCGAAAGCGTAAATACGAGATCATCATATCGGAGACGCCTGCGGTATCATCCGCCAACCTCGATTGGATTGCGATGCAGCTCAAGAGTAACGCGAAGTTACGTGCGGACTTCGGTCCGTTACTGAGTCCGAAGCAACAAGAGAATCCGAAAGATAACTCATCGGAGTTTATCGCATGGGAACCGCGCGAAGATGGTACGAAACGGCTGCTTACGAAGGTAGAGGCTGCCTCAACGGGCCAGGCGCTCCGTGGACGTAACTGGAACGGTGTGCGGCCGGATTTGATCGTATGTGACGACTTGGAAGATATCAAGTCTAACGCGGCGACTCCGGAACTACGGAAGAAGCTCAAGGATTGGTTCGCACAGACTGTCGTACCTCTCGGAGATCCGCGCGGCAAGAAGACCGCGTTTATCTACATGGGAACAACGGTCCATCACGAAGCGCTCCTTGTTGACGTTTTATACAACCGTTCGGATTTTAAGAGCCGTGTCTACCGCGCGATTATCGAATGGCCCGCGCGTATGGACTTATGGGAAGCGTGCCATCTCGTCTATAAAGATCCGGACAGACCGAAAGATGAACGCGCTAGGGACGCACGAGCCCTTTACGAAGCTAATCGCAAGGAAATGGACCGAGGAGCCGTAGTACTATGGCCGGAAGCACAGCCAATATGGAAGTTGATGGCGTGGAAATGGGATAACGGAGCGAAGGCGTTCAATACGGAGTACATGAACAATCCGGTCGATGAGGAATCGATGATATTCAATCCGGAGTCATTTACGTATTGGGATAGCGCGGATGTTCGTGAACTCCTAACGCAATATCCTCCGCCAGCTAACGTATTTGACGTATACATGGGCGTTGACTTTGCGATGGGTAAACAGCGCGGAGACTATTCCGCCATTGTTACGATCGCACGCCACAAGAAGACCGGAACGAAGTACGTTATCGATGCGTACGGTGAGCGCGTTAAGCCTGACGAGTTTATTCGCGTCATCGTCGAGAAGGTTATGCGCTATCAGCCGAATGGAATCGCTGCGGAGGCTCAGGCGGCGCAGGAGTTCTTCGTACAGAAGCTGAAAGAGGCGCTGAGAGCCGCAGGATATCCGGCTAGTACCCGCGTTAAGGAAATACACCAACGGAGTCGTAAAGAGCTCCGTATAGAGGCGCTGCTCCCGGATATCGAGAGTGGCGCTATTCAATTTTCACGGAAACATACGCTTTTGCTTGAACAGTTCGAATATTACGGCACAGGCTCGCACGATGACTTGCCGGATGCCCTTGAGCAAGCCGTAAGTATTGCAAAGACGGGCAAGAATAGAGTCAAGAATAAGCCGAAGTGGATGTAACGGGAGGAGCGATTGCTATGTTTGACTTAACCAGCTACTGGATGTCGATAGAGAACGAATACCTGACGCAGGTGAAGCGAACTGACTCGGACAAGTGGGCAACATTCTCAGCACAGAAGAATCGGGCTTTACGAGAGCATCTAGCAACGTTAAACGCAGGCTCTCGCCAACACCGTATGGTCGCGCTGGGCTTTTTGTTCTGGTCTGAGCTTGCTGCGCATTTGCGTGGCGAAGTCGATCCAAAACGATTGGAACGTGTTGGAATAATTCGAGCAATACTGAGCGGAGAGGAGGACATTGATGGCACGAATATTTACGACAGGATCGCAGTACCCGCCGGAGGAGGATATTCCACGCCTGGCCCGATATAAACGTGGACGCATCATCTTCGACGGTCGCCATCCTGAGATCTATGACAGAGCGGCATCACTTTTACAAGACACTCCGCACGCGCCGCAGCTCCAAACGTTATTTATCGCGGTGAACTTGATGGATATTTTGCTGACGAAGCCCGCGGATCTACTAACCGGTGAGCCGCCAACGTTTGAAAGCGGAACAGGCGCAGGCAGCCGCGAGCAGGAACGGCTTGATTCCATCGTTGAGGAGAACGATTTGGTTCAAGCTACACACGAGCTCGTCATCGGCGGAGGTTACCGCGGCGACTCGTATCTCAAGACGTATTTCGGTACGCGCGCAGACGTTAGTGAGACGGAAGCACTCGGATTACCTGCGCCAGAAACGGAACTTGAGCCAATTATTGAAGCGGTACCGGCGAACATCGTCTTCCCGGAGCTATCGAACGGATCACGTAAGAAGTTCAAAGCGTTCAATATCGCATGGATCGATTGGGTGGAAGAGCCGAACGGACGCATCGTACGATTTATCTCGGGAATTGATCGAAGCTATACGCCATACCTCGTGGTCGAGCGTCATGTACCGGGATACATCCTGTATGAGCGTTTTAAACTCGAAGATAAAGGCGTTAACGACCAGTGGGGCGTTCCAATTGCGACATTTACGATTGGCGATGCCGTAGATACCGGACGCGATGTAGACGTAGTACCGACCGGAACTGACCGCTTACTTGTACATCACATTCCGTATAAGAGCGTGGATGACCGATGGGAAGGAATCAGCGGCATAGAGAAGCTTGAGAGCGTGCTGGCCGCGATTAACGACCGACTCGTACAAATCGATTACATTCTGTGGAAGCACAGTGACCCAACTGCATACGGACCGGAAGTTGATGAAAGCGACGAGAATGCCGTACGTTTTGGCGGTAAGTACATCGAAGTCAGCAAAGACGACGTAGTGCCGGGGTATATGACGTGGAATTCGCAGCTTGACGGCGCATTTAAGGAACTCGATGTCCTTCTCGGCCTCGTCTATCAAATGAGCGAAACGCCGCAATGGCTGTTCGGTACTACGCTTGCCGCGGATAAAGGGGGCACCGGTACCTCACATACGGATTCCGGTGCAATTAAAGCGCGGTTCATGCCGATCCTGGCGAAAGTCAACCGGATACGCGCACATGTTGATAAGGCGCTTCGTGAGGCGATTTGGACCGCGATGCAGCTCGAAAACTACGCAAATGATGGTGTTCCGGACTTCGAACCGTACGAGCCGATTTATCCGCGGATTAACTGGCGTGATGGACTGCCGCGTGATGAGAAAGAAGCCGCTGAGGTTGCGAGCATCCGAACCGGAGCCAAACCGACAATGTCCGTTAGCGACGCGGTTAAATACCTCGACGGAGTTGACGATAAGCTTGCGGAAGAAATGCTACGCCGTATTGACGACGATGAGAAACGCGTTAACGGAACGGTCGATAGCGAAATATTTAACGAGGTCATCGTATAATGGCGCGGATTCCTGATCCGAACTATGACCGCGATATCAACCGTCTCGTTAACGCATATAAACGCGGAATCCTGGCAATAGCCACGGAACTATCACGCCTTGATGTATCCGACATATCACGCGCACATGCAAAGGCCGCTCTCGCTGAGATTGCGGCTATTTTGCGTGATCTGAACGCGGAGTCGGCCGCCTGGGTTGCGGAGTATGTACCGAAAGCAGCAACGGATGGAATAGCGCGGGCAATCGTCGAACTAGGCGTCGCTAGTACGTTGGCAGATGCGGAGAAGATCGTTAAATTTAACCGGATCAACCGCGAGCTCGTAGCGTCGGCAATCGCGGATACGCAGGCGGATTTACTTGCGGTTACGCAAAATATCGACCGCCGTGTACGTCAGGCTGTTCGCCAAGCTACCGCAGAGTCTTTCCGCGCTAACATGGCGTCAGGCATTAACGGTCGCCGTACGATAAACGCGGACACACTCGCGGGCATCCGTAAGACACTCGGCCAAGCGACGGACACCGGCATTATAGACGCAGCAGGACGACGCTGGAAGCCGGAAGTATACGTCGATACCGTAACACGAACGAAACTTAACGCCGCGCACCGAGACGCAACGATGAACGAAGCGATCGGACGAGGCGCTTTTTACGCCAGGATATCAAGTCATGGCGCAAACGATGCGTGTGCTCAATGGGAGGGGCGCATCGTCAAATTAATTCCGGACGCTCCTGGAGAGTATCCGTACGTTGGCTTCCTACCTCGCCGCGAAATATTCCATCCACGTTGCCGTCACGTACTGTCTCCGGTAAGAAGTCCGGAAAATATCGGAGGAGGTATTTAGGTGGCAGAGAAACGCGTGATAGAGGCAACTACGGCGACTACGAATAAGACGGTGGAATTGGGTACGACAGCTACGGCGCTGTTCCTTAACAACAAGAGTGGCGCAGATTTAACGTTTACAGTGAAAAACCAAAGGTATGTCATCGTAAGTAATTTCGTGATGAAAGACGGACAAAGTATCGAATGGTCGCTTGCCCCCTTTGACCGGATTGAAATCGTAGCATCTGGATTCTACCAAATCGTTGCCGGCAAGGAGGCGCGGTAATCGATGCGTATTACAGACAATGGTGTGACCCTAGCCGGCAGCTCAGTTGTTGTGCCCGTCGATATTCAAGGCGCAGATTTTATCAACTCAGGAGAGATGCTTCCAGTTAAACAAGCAGGAGGAACAACAGGTACAGGCACCAACACAGAGACTGATCCGATCGAAATTATTACTTTACTAACCAGCGAGCAAGTTAGAGACGGGAATGCCAAGACAGTTGCATTGCCTAGTTTGCTTAAGTACAAACGCTACGTGATCCAAGTTTTCAACGGACTAGATCAGGATTTGCGAGTTGTGCCTTGGAACACTGCTCCAGCTGTATTTGAAGACGACACGATCGGGATATTTTCCACTACGGTAGCGACAGATGATGCGTATAGTTGGGTCGTTCCTAAGAAGGCGGCCGCAAATAGTGGCGTATTCTTCCTGAACGAGATGGCCCCGAAGTCAAACGCTGCAGGAACTAAAAAAGTGAAATCACCTGATCATCTTTTTGAAACTCGATTCAATATTGATGGCGCCTTTTCTCTCGCGTATAAAGCATCTGCCGCGCCAACGACTGGAAGCATTACCATACGATTTATCGGAGTTAAACGCTAAGGAGGGCGTGAGGTATGAGCAGAATTAAACCATCACGACACTTGGTCCCGGTAAGGAGTATGAAGCGCGGTAGACAATTGAATTGGGATTACAAGATTTTCAGAAGTGACTCGAACTATCGCGAAACAGGAAATTGGCTAGTGAGTAGCTTGACCGGATTTGATTCCGGAAGCACTTCCTATTCATCTACGCGTGGGGACACAGCGGAGTGGAGCCGTTACGCGGACAAAACTGGTGTTTACAATGTCTACGCCTGGTATCCGTCTGGTAACTTAAATACAGAGCAGGCAGAGTATACGATTACATCACTGGGCGGAACTTGGGTTAAGTTTGTAAACCAGAGAATTAACGGTGGGACATGGTTCAAACTCACTACGATAACAGCCGAAGCGGGTACGGTAATGTCGGTCGCTGTAAAAGCGGACGTTGGCAATACGAGAGCTGGACAAATCAGGTTCGAGTTCAGTCCTAGCGACAGACCGGAACCGATGGGCGCAGGCATAACGGATACCGAGACTCAAGCTATCTATCTGAATCAGTCCGGATTCGATGCGCGCAAGTCCAAGCGGGCTACTGTTACGAATGTTCCAGACGGTACGCCTTTCGCTATTAAAACGAAACCTGACGATACTTCCGTTTTTAACGGAACTGTCCAAGGACAAATCGCCGACTTTACGCCATTTCAGAGCTCCGGTGATTTTTATATGGAGTGCGCAGGCATCAAGTCGTATATATTCAGCATCGGAAAGTATTGGACACAGCGAATTTCCGTAGGACCAACGCTCCGATTCATGGATCAGTCTCGAAGCGATGTGTTTTTGGTTGGACAGAATGGCGTTGCTTGGCGCGATAGTCATCAATTCTCGTTTGAATTGGAGAGTTTGACGCAACAGTACCAAGCTAATCCGAGCGCGTACGAACGTATGACAAAGGGGATCAGCAACCTCGCGACCAGTCAATATACAGAACTGCGAACGCAAACCGAGCCCGACATTATCTGGCTCATGAAATTTGGCGTCCTGCGGTATTGGGATCTTTGGAAGAACCAAGGCAAGAAGCACCACGCTTTAATTAAGGCACAGCTTCCGTATTTCTTGTCACTATATCCGGATATTAAGCAGCATGTCACTGCGGCATTTTACACCAAGATACGGGACTTTGCGGTGGAAGTGTGGGCAGAGCCACAGTCTAACTACCATTGGTACGAGACAGCAGCATTTCACACGTTGACAACAAATAACAACTTGCTCGAAGTGCAACCGAGCATAGGCGGTATTAAAGGCGAAAAGCCGCCCGGTTACGCAATTCGTCCGAACCTGCTTATGTACGAGGTGGCTCTACGTGACGGCTTGGCTAATCCGCAACAGTACAAGGACGCGGCGGTAAACAACGCGAAGTGGTTGGTCGAATCCGTAGACTTAGACGATCCGGCGATGACGAAAGGTCAGCGTATGAGCGAGTACGTAACCATTCAAGGCTTAGCGTATATGCTCGAAAAGTATCCGGAAATAGCTCCGAATGGAACTCGCGAGAAAATTAGCCGTTGGGTTGACGTTATGATTGCGCGCTCTAATAACCTTTGGGACCTGCGCAAATACGCTGATCCGAACGATGGTACGAAGTATAAAGCCGATCAGTGGACCGGCGGAATGATCCGCTATAACGAACCGGGCAACCTTACGGGATTCCTTTCGGCGGCATACGCTGCGGCTCGCGTAATCAGTAATCCGGCAAAAGAAGCACGCATCAAGGAAATCGGTATTGCGCAACTGGATAACGCATTCGGACGGAATCCGATGGGAATGCACTTTAGCTACGACGGGCCAAAAGAAATCGAAGGCGTAGATAAGGGTTGGCCTACATTTTATGTCGGCGGCTCAGGCGTTCTGCAGGACGTTGTGGGTGTAATCGACGGATCTCCGAAAGAGTTCGCTTATCCGTATAATCCGAAAGCTCCGGCAGGTTACACGGAAGGTTGGGTTGCATTTAACACCGCCTGGAACTCGTCTCTCGCATATCATGCTGGCGACGAGATAGAGATCAGTGCAGTACATGCAGGATCGACCATAACGGTAACCTTGCGTGCGGCTTTAAACTTCGACCCTACCAAAGCTGAAACTGGCCAAGTAGACGTCATGACAAGCGCTGGCCCATTCGCAAAGCTAACGGTTACGGAAAAGAGTAACGATGATTACTACTTATCGGCGCAATACGCCACTCCAAACGGCGTCACTTGGGTCGAATTTTCGTATGGCTACGGAATTTTCCGCAAATCTGTCCGCGTTAATCTGTAACGTTGGGCACGACCTACGATACGTCGTTAAACTGACGGATACTATGCGCTACGCGGCGCTTAAACGCGGGAGGAACTGATATGACAAACGTTAAGTATCCGATGAACTTGCAACTTTTCGCAGAAGAAGACGATCCGAATCCGGCACCAACTCCGCAAGATCCACCGGCTGATCCGCAGCCAAAGGCGTTTAACCAGGACGAAGTTGACCGTTTGATCGCGGACCGTCTGAAAAGAGAGCGAAGTAAGTACGCGGATTACGAAGAGTTGAAGGCGAAAGTTACCGAAAATGAGAAGGCCGAAGAGGAGCGAAAGAGAGCGGAGTTGTCTGTCACAGAACGCCTCGAAGCCGAGAAGGCCGAAGCGCTAGAACGCGCACAGAAAGCAGAGCAGGCGAAAGAGGCCGCATTATCAGCCGCTAACCAGCGCCTTATCAAAGCGGAGTTCAAAGTGGTAGCTCGCGAATTGAACGTGCGTGCCGATGCGCTAGAGGATGCGTATATACTCGCTAACTTGACGTCAGTCAGCGTTGACGATAACGATAATCCTGTTGGCGTAGCGGACGCAGTTAAGGCGCTGTTAACGAATAAACCGTATCTCGCGGATGTTCCGAAGAAGCCGAGTTCAATCGGTGATACGAAGCATAATCCGGGGGATGACGAACGCAGAACAATCGAGCAACAATTGAGTGACGCGAAGAAGTCGAAGGATTTCGCGAAGGTAATCGAACTGTCAAACAAATTAAGCAAGTAACTCAGGGCTTTGGAAAAATTCCAAGCCCTTTTTCTATGCCCACTTTTCCCAAATTTAAGGAGGAAACAATCACATGTTGAAAACTTACTCATTCCAGGACCAAGTACGCCAGCTCGAAGCAGGTATTTCTCTTATCATCGATGATGAGCCGACGTTGCTCGGTTTGATCGGGCTTGGAAGTTCCCCGCTCTATCAAACGAAGTTTGAATGGATGTCCGACTCTCTAAACTCTAACCGTGCGGTAGCTGCCGCAGTGGCTTCCGCATCCGCCACATCCATTACTGTCGCTATTGGGGACGGTTTGAAATTCCGCGTTAATGCGGTTGCTGTTGCGGGTGAAGAGTATTTGAAAGTCACCGCTGTTGCGGGCGACGTTATCACAGTTGTTCGTGGATTCGACGGAACTACTGCCGCGGACATCGCCGCAGGTGACGAAATCCGTATCGTAGCGCGTCCGCAACTGGAAGGGGCACTACCCGGCGTAGACGAAGGTCACGACCGTTACGTGGATTACAACGTTACACAAATCATCGAGCGCTATGCAGCAGTTTCCAAAACGCAACAAGCTGTCCGCACCTACAACGTTGATGACGAGTTGAACTATCAAGTTCAATTGCGTCTGAAAGAGCTGCAACGCGAGCTTAACGACTGGTTGATCTACGGCCGCCGTATCGATGGCGCGCCTGGAACTCCGCGCATGACAGGCGGTCTGTTGTACTTCGCTGATAAGAAAGGCGCGGCTAAAGAGAACGCAGCAGGCGGAGAAATTACGCCAACTCTCCTGAACAACCTAGCGGAGAAAGTGTATCAACGCGGAGGCTCCGTAAATACAATCTTGACAAATACCGCTGGTGCGCGTCAAATCTCGAAATTCGCTAGCGACACAATCCGTACCGAGCGCACTGATACGACTACTGGTCACAAGATCCAAACGTTCGTGTCTGATATCGTAGGCGGTTCTGTCGCGACAGTCATCGTTGATCCAAACTTCCCGAAAAACAAAATCGCGATGTTCGACCGCAGCATCCTGTCGATCGACCCGCTGAATGGCCGTGCGGTACACGATATGGACGCCTCCATTGCGGGCGCTGACTTCGTGGCTCGTCAAATCCGTGGTGAGTACGGGGTTACCGTTAAGAATGCCGGCGAGAAAATCGCGATCCTCGAAAACATCAGCACAACCGTATCCTAATCGCAATAGAACGTGGGCGGCTTCGGTCGCCCTTAATAAACGGAGGTGATCGCAAAGTGGCGAAGTATACAGCCGCGCCGCATTACGTAATTTCCGGCGGCATTGAATTTACGGCATTTGGAACGTATGAAACGGAAGACGCGGAGAAAATCGCGCTATTAGACTCGTTGGCTCCGCTATGGATTACGCGAGAAGATGAACCGGAGGAACCTGCGCAAGTGAACGAAGTAGACGCGGAAGAAAAGCCCGCTAAAGCTCCGTCCAAACCGCGCAAAGCTAGCGCTACGTCCTCCGCAAAATAAACGGAGGTGTAACGTATGGCAATTACAGTAACGGACGCAGACGAATATATCAACGCGAATTGTATCGATATCGAAGACTGGGCGGAAGCAGAAGACGCGAAAAAACAACGAATTGTTACGCGCGCATCGTTCGTGCTGACGAACAAATATCCGAAGTATACAATACCTGACGCAGCGGTATACGAATTTGCTAACGCTCTGGCAACGGCGTTTAACGACACGAACCGGTTGCAGCAACACGGCATCGCGTCGTTCGGCGTGACCGGCGTCGCTAACTTTACGTTTAAGGACTGGGCGAAAAACGGAGAGGAAGCGTGGATTCCTGACGCAGCTCTCGATATTATTGGCGCGGAAAATGGCGTTAAGATCGGACGCAAGACGTCGAAGTGGGTGACGCTGTAATGGCGATTATTCCGCTGCGTCAGACCGTCATTATATCGCCTTTTCTCGGCAATGATCCGGATTACAACGAACCAATTTACGGAGACGATTACGAAGCGAAATGCCGCTTTTCCGAAGGCGTTAAACTCGTACGTAATAGCCGCGGAGAAGAAGTCGCCAGTGTCGGCGCGTTCCTGTTCGATAAGCTTCCGCGCATTGATATCTCCGACAGGCTTACGTACACCGACGAAAACATGCGGACGATAACGTACACACCCATTTCGATAAGCGTAAAACGGTGGTTCGGCGGTAAGCCCGCATTAACGGAGGTGAACGTGTAATGTCGCTTGAGTTCGATATGGGCGGATTCTTTAAAGCGCTGGACTTTTCGAAAGATAACGTTCAGGCTGCTGCGGTTCTCGGAATGCATGACGCGACCGACGAATTATTGCGTATTTCACGCGAAGAGGCTCCGCTTGACAAGGGTACGCTTCGTGAGACGTCAGGTAAGCGCGTGACCGTAAGCCCGACCGGAGTAACTGGCGAAGTTTACTTTAACGCAACTGAGCGGGGGAGTAGTGGGGATCGCGTTAACTATGCGTTAATAGTCCACGAAATGGATACGTTCAAGAATCCGACTACGCCCGGAACCAAGCCGAAGTACCTCGAAGATCCGTTAACGCAGCATGCCGCGCAGTATCAACGCATGATTGCGGATGCGATACGGAAGGGGATGGCGGAATAGTGGCGATTTTAGGAGTGCCGGATATCACTGCGTATCTGCGCGTAGCTGTTCCGTTTACTTACGTTGCAAACGAGTTCGCGTCAGGCAATCCGGACGACTGCGCATATGTACGTATGAGTGGCGGATACGAACCGAGTGAGTGGACGAGTAAGCGAAGGCCAGCGTTTCAAGTGTTGGTGCGCGCTAAATCATCGGCCAAGGCTACGCAAATAGCTGACGCGATATACGAGGATCTGGCGAGTAGGGGCGAGTTTTACTTCGGGACTGTCCGCGTAGTTAAATGTCGCGCGAATCAGTCCTCTCCGATATATCTCGGCAAGGACGCGAACGATCGCACGATGTATTCATTAAATTTCACATTGACAACGATTTAAGGCAGCTCTTAGTGGGCGGCCTTTTTTGTTGTCCAAATACGAGGAGGATTCTATTAATGGCACAAAACTTTTCCAAGATTGAGCTCGGCCCAGCTATCGTCGAATATGGCGACGGAGTCAGTAAGGTAACGTTTGAAACTACGATCGGTGGTGTATCGTTCACAACCGAAACGACTTACCGAGATCAACTGACGGACCAAACGGGCGAGACAATCGTCGGCAAAAGGATTACGGGCCGTAACTGCAGCGTTACTATTCCGTTCGCAGAGTATGAGCTGACCGTTATTCCGAAGATCATGACCGGCGCCTCTGTCGTAACTGACGGTACGGATTCGAAGATCGAGATTAAAACGGGCGTCGGCATGAACTTGATCGATACCGCGAAGAAAGCCGTAATCAAACCGCTTGCGAAGCTCAACGATCCGAACTTCTGGGTTACGCTGCCACTCGCGTACTCCGAGACGGACCTGAGCTACGCGTATGACAACGAAAACGAACGGATCACTAACGTTACTCTGCGTTCGACTCCGGACGAGGACGGCGTAGTTGCGGTGTTGGGCGACGAAACAATCACGGCAACACCTTAATAGCGCGACAAATATACGGGGCGGCTCTTCGGAGTCGTCTTTTTACTTTAACGGAGGCGATAATATTGCGATTAATCGGCGCTAACAAATACAAGATCGGTGGCAAGACGGTAACTCCGCGCAAGATCACGATTGCACAATGGCGCGACCTATTCGATAGCATCCACGCAGTACCGCAACTCATCGTGAGTGTAATGACCGCTGCTCCCGGAGACAAGGCGGCTTATTTCGTTGCAGCAATCCGCGAATCCTTCGACGATATCGTGCGCGTGACGGCCGTCCTGACGGGCATTGACGAGGAGCACATCGAAAAGAACGCGTCCATTGACGAATTGATTGCGTTCTACGGCGCGGTGGCGAAAGAGAATAACTTCGGTGAACTGTTAAAAAACGGGCGAGGCGTCCTGAACCTGGCGGGAGTAGTAGCGAAACAGACTCCGGACGCGCCGAACGCAGAGTAACAATTGACGAGTTTTTCATAGAGTGCGCGGTTCGTCTCGGCAAGACGCAAGTTGAGTTCGAAACGGGCTATTTCGTCATGGACATTTTTACCGCGCTCGAATCTAAGCGGAAAGTCGATGCGGAGGACTGGCTTACGTCACTATCTGTTCAGCACTCGACCGGCGACGACATGAAGAAACTCGTAGGCAGCTTGCGAGAACGGGCCGGCTTTAATACCGCAGCTAAAGCGGAGTTTGACGAATCAGGATTCGAAGCCATGCGGAGGCAGCTACGGCACGGACGATAAGGAGAGGTGATAGCGATTAGTACGGTAGATGTTGGAGGAATCCGCGCAACGATTACTGCGGACGTCAGCGGATATAATCAAGCGATTGACCGCGCGAAAACTAAAGCGAAGGAACTCGGGGATGCCGGAAAATCGGCGTCCTCTTCTTTTTCTGCGCTTAATACGCGGCTATCCGAAGTTGGCGCTTCCGCTGCGCAGATTGAGAAGATCAACGCTAGCTTGCGTAGGGCTAATCCGGAGCTATTGCGGAAACAACTCGAAGCGGTATCCGCGGAGATGAAACGTCTTGGCGCAAGTAGTACGGAGATTGCGAAGATAACAGGCGAGATGGAGCGGAATGCGAAAGCAACCAACGGAGTCAGCGCGGAAGTTAAGCAGCTCGGACTTGCGTACGGTGCGCTTGGGGCAGCAATGGCTGTTGTTATCACAAAGGCCGTTCAAACTGCGGCAACTTTCGAGCAATCCATGGCGAAAGTCAAGGCGATAACAGGCGCGACCGGTGAAGAGTTCGAGAAGCTACGGCAGCAGTCGATTGACCTCGGAGCTACAACGGTATTTACGTCGGGGCAAGCAGCTGATGCTCAGAGCTTCCTCGCAATGGCGGGATTTAAGACAAACGAAATTATGGCCGCGATGCCCGGCGTACTGAACCTCGCAGCAGCGGGGCAGATGGAACTCGCGCGTACTGCGGATATTGCATCGAATATCCTTACGGGCTTCCAGTTGGATGCCAGCGAAACAAGTAGCGTAGTCGACGTTATGGCTAAAACAATGACGAACTCCAACACAAACATTGAGCAGTTGGGCCTGGGAATGAAGTACATCGCTCCGATCGCGGCAAACCTCGGTGTCAGCATCGAAGAGGCATCCGCAGCCGTTGCGAAATTGTCCGACGCGGGTATTCAAGGCGAGATGGCCGGTACTCAACTCCGCGCAATCATGTTGAGGCTCGCAAGTCCAACGAACGAAGTCGCGTATGTCATGAAGCAACTCGGAGTCAGCGTGACGGATGCGGCCGGCAACTTCCTCCCGTTTGCGAATATTATCGGACAGTTCGAAAAAGGGTTCGGCAACTTAACGGAGGCGCAGCGTGCCCAAGCCGCAAGCATCGTCGCCGGCCAAGAGGCTGCTTCCGGATTCCTGACGCTCATAAAGGCGGGGCAATCCGATCTCGAATCGTTTACGGAAGAGTTGAACAACGCGGGAGGAACGGCAGCGCAGATTGCAGACACGCAAATGGATACGTTAAACGGCGCGATTCAGGAGTTACAGTCCGCGCTTGAGGCGGTTGGTATTACGGTAGGTGATAAATTTGCGCCGGTTATCCGGAGTGTTGCGGAGGGTGTTTCCGCGCTACTTCTCGGATTCAACAATATGGACCCGGTCCTGCAGAACGCAATCATAGCGTTCACGACTGCGACCACTGTTGGACTGGGATTGGCCGCAGCTATTGGCGCGATATCACTCGCGTTTAAATTGTTGACGGTGACGAATCCGATTTTGCTTACGCTATCTGTCGTACTCGGCTTAGTAGCAGCGGGAGTTACTGCACTTATTTCAAGCAATAACGAAGCTGCGGATGCCGTGCGCAAACATGACGAGGCACAGCGCCAGTTAAACAATACGCTGGCTCAATCGCCAATGGACCGAACGGTTGCACAGGTTCAGGAGTTACAGGAGCAGACGACGGAGCTTAATACAGTTCTTGCGGAAAGGGCCGAGTTACAGTCTCGCCTAAACGAGATTGAATCGTTACAGGAGCAAGGGCTGGGGACTCCAGCTTTACTCGACGAGATGATCGACATCAACGAAGAGTTGGCGGACATGGACGATAAGCTTCGGACGATGGGATACGACGGCGTAGAGGATGCGACCCGCAAGTTAGCGATGATGAACGACGCGATAAACGAATCTACTCCGGCGCTACTTCAAATGAAAGAGGCAGAGATCGCAGACCTTGCTGCTAAGTACCGTAAGGTTGAATCGATGGAGGCGCTACTTTCGAAGTATAACGAGCTCTCGTCCGCGCAGAAACTTGATGACGCGCAGAAACAAGAACTCATTAATACTACGGAACAGTTACGTAAGCAATATCCGGATCTCAACGCAAAAATGGATGAATCCGGCCGCATTCGCATTCAGAACGTTGATATTATCGGAGAGCATATTGCGGCTGAACGTTCATTTATCGATCAATCTGCCGCGGCAGCTAACGCTTATATAGACAATCTGCAGGCGATGGCAAACGCAAACAAAGCGTCTATTGCCGCGCAGATCAGTAACCTGGAGAGTCTAGCGAAAGCTATGAGCGCAGTTGCTGGCGTACAGTCGGCTCCCTTTGCGAAAAACGTCACTGCTGTTGGTGGAGTTAGTGTCAACAAATCGTTTGAGAAGTTCGCAAATGGGGGCGCGGAGGAGCAACTTAATCAGGCGTACGAGAAGCAGGTTAAGGCGGAGCAAGCTGCGTTGGAAATTGCGCGTGCTAAAGAGTCTCTAACTTCTGGCGCTGCCTATGCTCCCGCAAAGAGCGGATCAGGTATTAGCCTTCGGGAAGACAAAACGAAGAAAGCGGCAGGCAAGAAGGCGAAAACCCCGAAAGCCAAGAAAGAGAAGTCCGCAGCCGAAGTCGCAAAAGACCTCCGCGAAAAAGCGTATAACGCGGACCTCGCCACGATCCGTTATCAAGCGGACATGTACGATTGGTCCGCGGATCAGCAGATTAAGGCATACGAAAAGTTGCGGAAAGCTCACGCGCAGCACCTCAAGGAAACGGTAGAAGACGCGCGGACACTAAATTTGCAACTCAAGCGCCTGCAGGAAGATAGCGTTAAATCACGCTATGACTTTTCCGTAACCTGGATCGATAAAGAGGAGCGCCGTATGCAAGATTCCGGTAAATCCGAAGTTGCCGTCGCCGAAATGAAGATCGCCGCCCTCACTCGCGTACGTGACCGCTATAAAAAGGACTCCGATCAGTATAAGGATGCGGACGAGTCGCTTTACAAGGCGCGCAAAGAGCTCGTCAAGGCGCAGGAGAAAGCGGTAGCCGACGCGTACTCTGCCTCCGAAAAGTGGATCAGTAAGGAAGAGCGCCGTATGGAAACCGCCGGCAAATCCGAACTCGAAATCACGCAGATGAAGATCGACGCATGGACGCGTGTTCGTGATCGCCACGAAAAGGATTCGGACTATTACGAGAAGGCGGAGGATCAACTGTATAACCTGCGCAAGAAACTCGTTACCGAAACGCAGAAGCTCGCGGATAATCTCCTGAAGACGGAGAAGTCCAACGTAGACGCCGCGCTAAAGGCCGATCTCGCTGCGATTGAGGAGCGCAAGAAGGCGTATGTCTCCGCGCAGGATGAGAAGATTGCGGCGCTTGACGCACTGCTTGCGAAGGAAGCCGAGTTCAATTCCGACGCGGATTGGGAGACGCAACGTTCCGAGAAGCTGGCGCGTATCGACTTACTGGCTTCCGCGGTAGGTCCGGACGGTATCCAGGAGCGCGAAGACCTGATCAAAGAAGTAGCGCGCATGGAGCTCGAGCACGACCGCGAACTCCGCAAACGGGATCTCGAATCGCAGAAGGCCGCGCTACAGGACGAGAAGGATACGCGTTTGTCCGCCTTTGACGATGAGAAAACGGAGACGCAGCGCCAGTACGATGCGCTGAAAGATGCGTTCGATAACCACGCGGACGACGTCAAGTTTATCGAAGCGGCAATCTCGGAGTTCCGTACGAATGCCAACGCGGAAGCTAACGCTACGATCCTCGCGTCACTGGACTCGTTCGTCACGCAATACAACGCGAAGATGGCTACGCTAAGTACCGGAGTTCCTTCGGCTGGTACAAACGGAGACTTAACGGAGTACAACGCGAACAAAGACGCATGGGCAGCGGCTAAGGCTTCGGGCGATACAGCAGAGATGGCGCGACTGACGGCCCGTAACGAGGAATTGCGTAATCTCTACGGAATCGACAAGGATACCGGCAAGCTACAGCAGTTTAAAGTCGGCGGAGTTGTTCAAGGCGCGCCGGGTTCCGCTGTACCGGTAATCGCGCACGCTGGTGAAATGATTCTGAATGACGCGCAAATCGGCAACCTCTTCCGGATGATTGCGACCGGTCCTTCCGAAACAACTGCGGCGGCACCAACGCAAGTCATAAACCAGTTCGATATGTCCGTCAGCGACGTCACACTCGCGGATAAAGCGGACGTTGCGACTATGTATGACGAGCGTGCCCGCGTTGCCCAACGTCTCCAAACGCAGGGGGTGAAAACGCGTTGAACTACGATGTAAAAGTGAATAACGTATGGCTTTCGTCAATAGGCGCTGCTCTCCTTGAGCGGCGTCTTCCTGTTTTACCGGAGTCTGACGAGTACACCGTGAAGCTCGCGGATACGGACGGATTGCTCGATTTCGGCAGCACATACGGAGCTCGCACGATTGATATGACGCTGTTTATTACGACGCCAGGCGCGCAATTCCACGCCACACTTGCGAAACTCGCGCAGATATTTAACGCCAAGCGCGGAGAGCTGACGCTGGAGTTTGCGGATATGCCCGGCAAGTATTACCGCGCGGTTTATAACGGGACGCTTGCGCTCGGAGCTGTCGGTAGTCGCGAAGTTAATATCGCGCTCAAGATGAACGATCCGTGGCCGACTGGCGCGGAAAAGGTGACGGAAGTTGAGATTACGAAATCGCCCGAAACGATAACGGTTGACTCGGCGGCCGATGTTAACGCACAGCCGGTTATTACGCTGACGAATACGGGCACGACAACGATTCGCGGGTTCCGCATTACGAACGAATACACACTTTAGGAGGCGTTAGTTTGAACATTTCGAATAAGCTATCGGCAGCTATCTTTAACCATGTGTTGCGCAATGTACCATATACCGCGCCCACCACGATTTACCTCGCGTTATATAAATCCGATCCCACTCCGGCGGATACAGGCTCGGAAGTAACCGGAGGCAGCTACGTACGGATTCCGATTACTTTCGCGGCCCCTACGCTTGAAGGCGGCAATCAAACGGTTAAAAACGCGGCGGATATCGAGTTTCCCACGGCGACTGCGGATTGGGGCCTCGTTACACATATCGGGCTAAGAAGCGCGTTGACTGGCGGGGATCTTTTATGGTCCAAAGCGGTAGACAATCCGCGTACGATCCAAACTGGCGATAAGCCGCGGTTTCTCAAGGACGGAACATCCGTTAAGTTTACGAACTAAGGAGGCGATTAGATGGCGCAATTACCGATGTACGCTGCGATGATTAATTCCCCGGGAACGGAGCTCGCCGCAGATATTAACGCATCCGCAACGAGTATTGACGTACTGGATGCGTCTAAGCTTCCGGCCGCTCCGAACCTCGTGACGGTGGGAAGCGATGAGACTGCGGAGACAATCCGCTATACGGGGAAAACGGGCAATACGCTCACTGGATGTACGCGTGGATTCGAAGGTACAGCGAAAGGGTGGGCGGCAGGAACGCAGGCGGCGCGGAATCATACCGCGTATGACTACGAGGCGGGACGCGCTAATATTGCGGATGCTCTCGTCAGGGCGCAGGGATACGCGGACGACGCTTTAGGCGGTGCTAACACGTACACCGACGAAAAGATTAGCGCTGTTACTGCGAATTATATACGTCAGCCAGGATACGCGGTTACTACGGGAACTGCATCGGCATATGTCGCTACGCTAAGTCCTGCGCCTACAGCGCTACCGGACGGATTTGGAATCACGATTGTGCCACACGTAACAAATGCCGCTGGAGCGACGCTTAATATCAATGGATTAGGTGCGTCACCACTTAAAAAACAGGACGGTAGTTTCTACGCAGCTGGTGATCTACTGGTTGGGAAGCCCTACACCTTCCGTAAAGTAGGATCGGATTTTTTAGCAGATAGCGGCGGCGGGGAGGTGAAAATACCTGGTCAGACGGAAGTGACCGTCACCTACAGTGAAGATATCGCACAAGGGGATATGGTGAGGATGTATACTCCGCCAATAGAACTGTTGCCCGCGCTCTCGACAGCGCCTCCTGCGGCGAGCATCGGAATAGCTATGACAAACGATTACATGGTTGTAGGATCGAATGCTACTCCGTTTCTGTTGATATACAAGCGCTCAGGCGACGTGTTCACTAAATTGGCAAATCCAAGCGTTCTGCCTGGAGGATTACCCAACGCCTTAGCATTTTCTCCAAACGCTGATTACCTTTATGTAGGGATTGGTGTTGCGCCTTACCTTATGATCTATAAGCGTTCGGGTGATACGTTTACCAAGTTACCTGACCCAACAGTGTTACCCGGCGGATCAATTGCATACCTCCGCGCTGCTAACGATGGGACGTACATCTACATGATACTCAGTGTCGCACCTTACTTCATGGTGTACAAGCGCACTGGTGATACGTTCACAAAACTGGCTGACCCAAGTGTTAATCCGCTCTCTAGCGCACCTAGAAATATTGCGATCTCACCTTCGGGTGTATTCATAGCAATTTCTTACACAGTAGCCCCGTATATCTTGATTTACAAACGTTCAGGTGACGTATTGTCAAAGATTACAGACCCTTCTATAGTTCCTCCTGGACTAGGTGGAGGTCTTGATTTCTCATATGACGAAAATTATCTAACGGTTACGCATTTCGGCGGAGCTACTTTAACAACATATAAGCGTGCTGGAGACGTTTTTAATAAAGTTCCTGATACTCAGACTAAAACTCCTGTTCAATCATCGGATGCTGTGTATCATCCAAGCAAAATGAAATTATTTTTAGTCCAGTCTAACAACAGTCCAGACATTCTAACATATAGCCAACGAGGAGATCAGATGTACCGGGCTACTGATTCAAGAGATGCAAAGAGCCAATCTGCAAACCGATTAGCGATAACTCCTGACGGAAGTTACTTGGCGCTTGCTTCTAATAGCGCTCCATTTGTAAATGTATTCAAAATACCCAGCGAAAAAGTCGCAAAGGTAGGTAACATTGTTGCTCTTATGTTAGAGACAGATGTTGGGGTCATTGGTTACGCAAAAGAGGGAGGATCGGCCGGAGATAGCCGCAAGATTATCGCTCTAATTCAATAGGAGGTGCCCTGTGAAATTTTATATCAAATCGGACGGAAACATCATCCGGGACATTATTGAGTATGAATACAATGGATACCAAGAAGTGGACATTCCTACACCCCTTCCCATTGGAATCAATGCTGGTTATTATCGTTGGCAAGACGGGAAAGCGGTGTTGGACGAATCGTTGAAATCTGATTCAGAGCAAGGTACGCCAGCCGAAGGATTAACGGAGATTAAAGCGCGCCTATCCGCAGCCGAAGCGGAAACAGCCGCGCTTAATCTCGCTGTCATCGACTTGTGGGAAACGTTAGCTAACGGAGGTGCTGCGTAAATGGGAACAGCGTCAGCAACGATAATCAATTCGCTTAAAGTCGCGTACTCAACCGCAATCTTCCGCCACGGTACGAAGTCATTTCCGGACATCATACCCGCCTACATCGCGCCGGTTAAAGAGTACGCATCCACCACGTACAACAAGGTGGACCTCGACCGCGCTCTCACTAACGGTTGGATCACGGAAGAGGAATACGCGGAGACGGCGGGCGGCAAGTCCGATGTTTAATCGAGCGCCATTTAACCGGGCTCCTTTTAACCGGACACTCTCGTTCGAGGCGCTCTTTACAGTAACTGTCGAATCAGCAACGGACTTGTCTACGCGAATCAGCGTGGACTTTCCCGTTACGGTTACGTTCGAAAGCGCGACGGACCTATCTGCGGAATTTACCCGCGAGATGGCGATGTACGCGGAGATATCGACAGCAACCGAACTGCTTGCGCAATTAGTCCGCGAGCGGTTATTTGGCGCGTCTATAACTACGGCGACGGATTTCGTAGTAAACGTAACACACGCGCATGTAAACGAAATTGCGTATAGTGGCGACTTCAAACCCGGCGACGTTATCGTAATTGATACGAAGCGGCAAACGGTGACGATTAACGGAGATACTGCGCTTCACTTAATGACCGGCGATTTCTTCGATCTCGTCTATGGAGCGAATAAGATTACGTACCGTGATACGGAAGCGGCGCGCACTGTCCGGACTCGCGTAACGCATCGCGACAAGTATCTCTACTAACGCGGAAAGGAGGCGCAACTTTGGCGCAAAAGAAATATCTCGAATCGTACGATAAGAATCGCAAGCGTATCGGCATTCTCGTTGACGCATACGATATTCAGCGGACAAGGCGGATTAATTCGGACTATTCGCTGTCCTTCCTGGTGCCGATGTCGTCTGCGGACTATCTCGATAAGATCGTACTCAAAGGACACGTTAAAGATGAGCGCGGCCAATACTACATCGTTAACAGCCGGAGCCGTACGCGTGATGGACGTAAGTTGACCGCAAGCATCGAGTGCTCACACGTTATGTTCAAACTCGCGGACTATAAGTATCCGTACGCGTCGTATATCTCCGAAGCTTACGGCGTCCACATCTCGCAGCTTACCACGGCGATTAGCGCGGCCACTGGCGGTAAGTACACGTTCTCGATCGACGATACGTTTCCGCTACACGACGTTAAGGACTTCGGACGCGGCAACGCACTCGAAGCGCTGAACGCCGTAATTTCGATGTATGGCGCGGAGGTCGAGCCGGATAATTACGTGATCCATTTGCGTAAGAAGATCGGCGTAGACAAGGGCTTGCAGTATCGTATCCGCAAGAACATCGTATCCTCTTCGTTTAAGGACGATACGAATACGTTAGTTACGCGGATGCACGCGCAAATGAAAGACGGCCGGACACTAATCGGACAGCCTGCGTCGATGCTGACTGCGGATGAGAGGACGCTACTCAATTCCGTTCCTGGCGCGATTGTTAACGGAAACCTCGCGGTCAACTACTTGATATCGCCATACGCGCAGTATTGGGCGACCGACGTTAACGCGTTCTACGACGGCGAGCTCATCGATCAGAATATTACGACGTACTCGGATTTACTCGAAGCACAGCGTAAGGCCCTGCGCGAGAGTGAAGTACCGGCGCTGGAAATCTCCGTATCGGCTGCGGACATACACAAGCTAGATAGCGCGGAGCCGGCGCCCGACCTCGGCGATACAGTGACTTGCGTAGACCCCGCGCTCGGCATGAACGGAATAACCGCGCGTATTACGGAGCTCATCGAGTATCCGTACAGTAACGAACAGCATTCGCAGGTTACGATTGCTAACGTGATGCTGCGTGACATGACGGACATTATCGCGGACCTTGAGAAAGCGAAGAATATCGTCAGCAACCTGATTAGTAACGGGACGATCCGGACGGAAGTATTCGAGGCGTTTGCGAAGGCTGCGGTCAATGACGTACACAACTCGAAAACGGAGATTAAATATGATACGCGCGGTATCGTCCTCCAGGATAAGACGGACGCGCGCAATCAAGTCATTATGACGTCCAACGGGATCATTTTCAGTAAGGACGGCGGAGCTACCGCAATGACTGCGATTAATGCGAACGGAATAGCGGCGCCTGCCATCGTCGGCCAGCTCGGTAGCTTCGTATCGTTGCTCATCGGCGCAGGCAACAACGTCACGCAGATAAATACGAACGGGATCGCGGCAGGACACGCGGTGTTTAACTCCGCACCGTTCCGCGTAGATATGGCGGGCAACGTTACGGCGAACCGCTTGACCGCTAACTCTGCGAATATCTTTTCGTCTAACTTTACGAATGGCGCGATCGTCGGCGCGTCGATTAACGTCGGCAACGGTGTATTTACCGTCAATTCCAGCGGTCACATGGTGGCACAGAGCGGTGAGTTTCGCGGGGATATTACGTCGGGCAGTACGATTACAGGTGCGCGTATTCGAACGGCAACAAGCGGTGAGCGTATCGAGCTCGATCCGGACGGTTTCGTATTCTACGATTCGTTAGGAGCGCGCCGCGTTACGTTAGGCACGAACCCTTCCGCGAATATTAGCGGACATACGTACTATAACACGTCAAGCCAATCGCAGGGCTTGATATATGCGGTGTCTAACGAATTACACGTGATGGGTACGAGCAATTTGCGTTTAGGTGCGTTGAGTGGGTCCATAACGTTGCAGGGAACTGTCAGCTTTACGAATAGGTTGCAGATTGACCAGATTAATGGATTACAGGCACAGATCGACTCTCTATGGAGTGCAGTCAACTCAAAATCTCCAGCAGGACACACTCACCAAGTCACCACCGCGCACCATAATCACGGAAATGCCCAGAACCAGCCAGGAACGGGTGGCGGAACCTTCACAACAACCTCCGCGTAATGGTAGTATAGGAAATATGAACCATACACCAATTCGCGGAGGGGTTAAGCATGAAAAAAGTAGCATACATTGCCGGCGGTATATTGATCGGATTCGTTCTTTCGACAACTGCCGGTGCATTTGCGGACAGCGTTAAGTCACTCGTCGGTAAAAAGGTAACTGGAGAATATACCGTTATTGTTGACGGTAAAAAGCTCGCGGATAAAGGCGCGGTTATCGACGGGAAAGCTAACGTACCTGTTCGCGGAATATCTGAGGCGTTAGGGGCGGATATCAAAGTGAGCGGAAAAACTATTACAGTTACGACAAGCGACGTAGAGGACTCAACCAAACAGGCAGAAGTAAGTACGGAGACTTCCGATACTAAGTACACGGGATGGTCGAAGGAAAGGCTGCAAGAAACGATAAGCGTTATTGAGAGTAACATACTCAAACCTCGAACAGAAGGTCGGGATCGGATCGCTGCTGAGATCGAGAATTATAAGTCCATGGGTATGGAACCTTCGACATATTCGGATCGAACAGACGCGCTCAATGAGTATGAAGAGGCTATTGCGAAAGCCAACGCAGATATCGCGCAAGCAGAAGCCGCACTCGCCGCGCTTAAATAAACGAGTAATTACGCTAGGGTCTCGCCAATCGGTGGGGCCTTATTTGCGTTGTGTAGAAACGGAGGAAAACGTATGGATAAAAGATTTCGCCGCGAGCTTACGATTGCCGGGATATCGTTCTCCGCGTCACTTGTTGTTACCTACGTCCTCACGGCGTTGTTTTAGGAGCCTAAAAAGTAACCGACGACTGCTCCGGCAACCGCGCTTATTAGGGCGATCGTCACTTCTCGGATGAACTGCCGTCTGGATGCGGACTTCTCATCTTTCTCTACGAGGGGCTGCGCAAGGCCGGCATCAGTAATCGTAGAGAAACACGTATGTAACGTGCGTTGATCTGATAGGCGCGATTTGACGAAGCCTTTCGATTCCAGATACGCAAGTGATTCGCGGAACTTCGTTTCATCTCCGCTAAATAATTCGTCACATAACGTTTTATGGGACGTACGGCCATTCGCGCTGAGATGGCGGAGTATTTTGTCAGACGTTTTCAAGCGGGTACACCTCGTAGTTTTTAGATAAATTTACCACACGATAGGAGGCGCAGTAAATGAAATCACGCACGTTACTCGAATGTACGATAGACCTGGCGCAACCTGTTCCGGAATTGTCCGCAGTCATCTCCGCAATCCTCGCATACCATCCGGACAGTCAAGCGGATATACTCCGCGCAATAGATCACGAAATCGGAACGGCACTAGCGCAGATTGAGGCGGAAACGGAGGCGGCCGATGGAGCAAGCGGTATTTAATAGCGCGATTAAGGAGGGCCTATTTGCGGTCCTATTCGTCGTTGTCGGATTCTTACTTTGGCGTCAGATGGCGCGTATACAGGACGACGGTAAGGCGCGGGAAGACCGTATGTTGGCCGCCGCCAAAGAGCGCGAGGATCAGATGTATTCGGACGCGCTGCGGAGAGAGGAACGTCTTATGCGATTGGCCGAGGATCTAACGGGAAGGTTCGAAACGTTGGCGTCTCAGTACGAAGGTCTGTCGCTGGATGTAACGGAAATCAAATCCGTAATGAAAGGGGAGCGTTAATATGAATCCATTCGAAAGTTATCGGTTGACAAGTCCGTTCGGATACCGTATTCATCCGGTTCATAAGACGAAGAAGTTTCACAGAGGGGTAGACCTCGTAGTCAGTCCGGCAACGGGGCCGATTTATGCGTTTGTTGCGGGGGAAGTCCTCCACGCGAAGATGGGCGCTACCGGATCAGGCTTTGGAGGCTACGGGATCACAGTCGCGGTCAAAGACGACAAAGGATTCCTACACGTATACGCGCATTTATCATCGGCTGCAGTTACGGTCGGCCAGCGAGTTAAACGTGGACAGGAAGTCGGCAAGCAAGGAAGTACGGGAGTTTCGACGGGACCACACCTTCATTACGAAGTACGGAAAGCCTGCACGCCTCAATATGGGTATACCGCAACAGAGTCCGGAGTTGTCGAGCCTACTGAGTACTTGCGTACTTATTACGGGAATGAAGCGAAGGGAGATGCGGAAGTGAAGAAGGACGTAAAAGCAACCGTCAATGTTGGCGGAAAGAAAGTCGGAGAGGGTTACGTTGAAGAGGGCGTTACCTACGTACCTGTACGCGCAGTAGCGGAAGCACTAGGCGCGAAGGTAATGTGGGATTCGAAAACTAAAACGGTGACGATTACGAAGGAGGGCGTATAATATGAAGAAACGATTAACTAATCCGCTGTTCATCGCGGCAGCAGTAGGGCTTGCGTATCAAGTGCTCGAAAAGTATAACGTCGCGCCCGACTTCGGTACGTGGCAAATCGGAGTTGATCTCGTAACATACGCATTGATCGGCAGTGGCGTATACTCTACGTTTAAGAAAACGGAATAGTACGTAATGAAAGGAGGCGCAGTTCTCGCGGGAGTGATTCCGTAGAGGGCTGCGCCATTTTTGCGTTTATTGGACCGCTGCGAATCCTTTGTGTAATTCGTACTTATTTAATAGCGCGTCCATTTCCGTTATTAATTCCTGCGTTGCTTCGTACGCGTTCTTATCGGATATACCTAGCGATTGGTTTACTTCAAGGAGCCCCGTATTAATCTTTGCATTCGTGAAGTCGCTGGATTTAACGAGCTGACTTATATAGAATCCTGGATTATCGTTTGAGGAGACATCGAAGGCTTCCATCTCAGCTAGTATCTTATTAATAGTCTGCGCATACTCAACTGCTTCTGCTGGAGTATAAATGTTCTTGGCGGAAGTGCCCGCGTCCTTGATTCCGTTGTACATTCGCGTAACTTCCTTAATACGGTCGACCTCGCCTTTGATGCGGGTTGCCTCGGTTCTAACCTCCGCGTCCTCTTTTTCGTCGAGTGCCTTATCATAAACGGCAAGCGCCGATATGTAGTCTCCGTTTGCATAGTGAGTCTCGGCTTGGGCTTTCAGTTCATCAAATTTTGACGTGCCGCTACATCCGGAAATAATAACAAAAACTAGACCAAACAGTATTAATAATTTCTTATTCAACCGCACACCTCCGCTTAGGTAAATATACCCAATTATACCTTGGACGCGTAATTCCGACAACTATAGATTCCGCATCCGTTCCGGCAACGTCGGGTCCACGTACTTATCCGTGTTCAACCCTAGATACTTCCGCATTATTACGCCCGCCTGCGGAGCCATAGAAGACCACCGCAGCCTCATCTCCGATTCATATCCGCGACATTTATAGCGCGCCGTCACTCCGTCGTTATCCGCCACCTCTTCGTAGACTTTGATACCGCGCTGACGGAACTGTTTGCGGATCTCGTAAATGTCTGCGGTGATCTTGCGCTGAGCTTCCGCTATAACGTCGACGTACGGGCCGGGCGTCTTTAACGTTGCGTTGATGAGCGCAATGTCACGTTCGAATGCGGTGAGGACACGCGGCAGTATAATATGCGATTTGATGAGCGCGCGGTCTTCCTGCGTAATGTCGATCATGTGCGGGGAGCCTCCGTTTGAATCCGCGAGAGCGGAACGTTTGTTCTTAGTATAGCGCGGGAGGGGCGGATTATACAAGCGGGAGCAAATACGACCACATGGTCGGTTTTAAGAAATAAAAAAGCAAAAACGAGGGGGATTAACCCTCGTCAATTGTTACTTAAATACTTTCCTGCCCCGCTTTTTTTCATTTCCCTTATCAATCAAGTTTGAAATTGGACTTGCTTTATCGTGTTGTTCGCGTATATCTGTGCCCGTAAACTTCGCGTATACCTGCGTCATATTAAGTGACGTATGGCCTAGAATTCGCGCCAGTGTCAACGCATCTCCGCCTTCGCGTAAGAACTTCACTGCAAAGTAATGCCGAAAAGTATGCGGTGACACTCGCGGTCCGGTTACGCCTACGCGTTTAGCGTAAAGTTTAAGCATCTTCGCGAACGTATCTCCGAAATAGCGTTCGCCGAATTGAGTAAGCCATAGTGGATCGTCCTCGCTTACGTCCATGTACGAAATCAAGTTTTCAAGCTCACGTGTGGTAAGCGGAGAGATGGGAACTACGCGAGTCATATTCGTTTTTGACGTTTCAGCGCGGACTATGATTTGCCGCGTTTTAAAGTTAACGTCTGATACGCGCAGGCTCGTTAGTTCTTTAATACGCAGGCCAGTATCACAGAGAAGGAGCATCATGCAATAGTCGCGGCGGCCTGTGTACACTCTCCGATTCGGCGCGCTCAACAGCTTAACGACCTCGTCGTCGGTGAAAATATCGAAAGTATCCTTTGCCTCCGCTTGATACTTAACCGCCTCCATCGGGTTGTATGCGATCACTCTCTCTTCTATTAAATAGTTGAAGAAAATTCGCATGTTGCGTATAACGTTGTTTATCGTCCGAGGCGAGAGTCCTTTTGCGCCGTTCGGGCTCGTAGGATGATCGTCCCAACGTACCTTTCCGAATGTTAAATATTCGATATACTCTCGAAGTATCTCCGTATTAATTTCGTCATACTCACGTTCGTTATACCACTTCTCGAATTGATTCAAGACTTGCGCGTATGCGCTAATTGTTTTTACTGCGCGGCGTTCTCTGCGCTTAGAATCGAGAAACTGCGCGATGCGATCTCCTAACGCAAGCTTAAGCGGCTTACCCTCTTTCGATACAAACGTAAACTTCGGTGTTTTCTGCGCCATTTATCAGCGCCTCCTTTAGCGATAAATTTACGCTAAATGTTCCGATAAAGCTGCGAAATCTTTATCGCTATAGCGACAGACTATTTCGCGTATGTTCACGCTAAACTTTGCGTCACGTTGACCGTTTAAACTAGCGGATTTCTGTATCCAGCGATTGCCGAAAAGTTCAAAACAACGCCATCTCGCGTCGAACGTGCCATCCGTCATGCCATTGAAGTGGCTTGGACACGTGGCAACATCGACAGCATCAGCCACCTGTTTGGCTATACGATTAACATCAGCAAATCGAAACCGACGAATTCGGAATTCATCGCGATGGTTGCTGACAAGCTGAGAATTGAGCATAAGGTGTCCTGAAAG